CATCGGCATGGCGTGTAGTATGTGCTAAAAATTCTTTAATTGTATCTCAATATCTCCATTGACAATTATTATCTTGTCAATTATAGTTTTAAGTATCATATTTTTATTTCTTTTGTCGATGCTGTCCCAAACATCGGCAATTTTTTTGATGTTCTCATAGGCAATACTTTTCTTTTTATTTGCTTCTTTACTTGATAATTCAGTTTCAAGTTGTTCTTTTAAACTGCTGATAGTATTATCTGACTGCTTTATCATATCTAAAACATCATCATTTCCATCTGCATAAAGATTAAAAAGCCTTTTACGACGCTTCTCTTCTTTTTGGATTTGAGCTTGTATTATCTCAATTTTGCTTTGCTTTGCGACTGGCTTTTGTGATGATAAATTTAAAGATATTTTCATTATCTCAGCTTCGACTTGCTTTTCAATGTCAACCGCCCATTCCGTTGAATTATCGCAGTCTTTATTGTAATTCGGCAAATAAAATAAATTTTTGTTTCGTGAGCAACAGTAAATCTTTTTAGATGCATCAAATTCATTTCCCCATTTTTGATAACGCATTTTACATCCACACACACCGCAATAACATAAACCTGTCAATAAATTTGGTTCTTTGTTAAGGCTAACTGTTTTCTTTTTTCTTCTGTTTTTTCTCGCTTCCTGTGCAAGCTGAAATCTATCTTTATCAAAAATAGGCTCATGCAAACCTTTATATAAATTGCCCTTATATGGTATCATGCCGATGTTTACTGGACTTGTCAAAACCATTTTGACAGTATGCTCATGAGTAAAATTAAGCATTTTTTTAATTGCAACATCCGAATAGCCGTCAATAAACAAATCTAATGCTTGATTTGCCTGCTCTTTCCGTTCAGGCATAGGTACTAAAATTCCTTTTTCCTTATCATACTTATAACAATAAGGAGTGTTACCCCCACCCATCCAGTAGCCTTGCTTTACTCTTTCCAACATACCGCCACGCATACGCAACATCATTGTGTTTTTATCAAGCTGTGCAAAAACTGCCATCATCTGAGTATATGCTTGCTCCATCGGACTGTCGTAGCTTATACTGTCATGCACACATTTAAACAAGATGTTATTTGCTTGAAACACTCGTTCGATGATATATATTCCATCAACCATGCTTCGTGACAACCTGTCTAATTTAAAAGCAACAACACACTTCACTCTTTTCGATACACAATCGCTGATAAGTCGTTGCAGCTGTGGTCTGTCCATGTTTGCACCAGTATAACCATCGTCAATATAGTAATCACTGATTATATAACCGTTCTTATTGCAGTAATTATCAATATCTCTTTTTTGGCTTTCCAGCCCGTTTCCATCTTCTGCTTGTTTTTCTGTTGATACTCTCATGTACGCAACACATTCCATCTTCAAATCCTCCTTTTATATAAAAAGAATGTGCCGCATTTATCGTACTTACGACACATTCTAACCTTTTTAAAATATAATGTCAATCAAGGCATGATGTTATGATTTTTACAATATCGGCAGATAAAGTTACATCCTCTGCTTTTATCTCGTTTCCATTTATTGTTATTTTAATCATTTCAAAACCTCCAATTTTTCAATCTTTACTTTTATCTTGTCAACTTTTCTCTGTACAGTTCGTTCACATATCATATTTCTTTGTGCAACTTCTGTAAGTGTTTTTCCTCTTGCAAGCATTGTAAATATATTCTCTTCTTCCTCTGTAAAATTGGCGTTCTTTAAAATTTCATCAAGTTCCGGCTTAGTAAGTTCTGAAAACTTCATAAGCCATTTCTCCTATATTTCTACTTTTGGTACTGCATCAAGCAAGCAGTCTTTACACAACTGCTCTCCGTCATATCCGTACAATTCTTCTACATCTTCCCCACAACAATCGCATATAAAGTGAGGTATATTGCGTTTCGGGCAACTATCCCCAAGACAACCTATTTCGCTGGGACAGTCAACACATTCGCTTTTAAATTTTATCATCTTGCTTACCTCCAAACAATAGATTGTTATTCTTTTTCCATACATCTGTATTTCTAAATTTAGGTAAACAGCTTACAGCTTTTGTTGCACACTTTACGCACAACTTCCCGTCTCTATCGAGTGGGTTTCCGCAGCGATAGCAAAGTCCGTAAGCTGGTCTTTCGCTTCTTGTTATACCTACTTTTTCTTGCTGTTTTCGTATTTCTCTGCCTTTTATGCGTCTTATCTCAAGACATTCTTCACAGTGTATATGTCCCTCTGCACGCTGTCTTATTTTACACATTACACAAAGATTTTGCTCATCGTAACGCTGTCTTGCTTTTTGATAAACTTGTTTATTGTACGCTTCTTTGCTACCCGCTGTTTTTATTGCGTGTTTAGTTTTTATTTTTTCAGCATACGCTAAACACTCAGGACAAGTTTTTTCACCGCCAAACAATTTGTTTTTGCCGCATTTCGGGCATAGTCCCAGCGTTTTGAAAAACTCTCTATCTTCTCGATATTTCTTCTTTCTTTTTTCGGCACATTCCTTGCATAGAGTTTTGTTTGTCATTGCAGGTTTACCGCACTTGGTACATAAGCTATGTTCTTTTCTTTGACGATAACGCTCTTTAAGCCACTTCTTTTTATTCTCACTATACATAATTTTATGGAGCAAAACCGGTTTTTACTGTGCACAAAACTCTTACTCCTTTCTTAGTTTTAGCTTAGTCTACAATCTCATACTTATCTTCGTGAAATTCTCTATCTTCTTCATTAGAATAGGCTCTTTTGCACTCTGCACAAAATTCTAAAAATGTCTCCATATCTGTGCTATTTTCGTATTTACAGCCTTTGCAATCATTCATTGTATAATTACCTCGCTAAATCCTTATTTTTTAACTGCTCCATTATTCCTAATGCTATTGTATGTACTGTTGATTTTTCTACCTGTGGAATATTTTTCATTTCTTCGTATGCTTCAATAATTTTGTTATAGAAATCATCAACAGCCTTGTTATAAGACTGCTTTCTGATTTCACATTCGTCTGCACTTGCTTCGCAAATACATTCTTCGTGCATAGAACAATTTTTACATTCAATCGTCATTCTTTCCACCTGCCTTTACTATCTCGATTGCATCATCCGTAAGCATTTCTTCTGATTTTCCATGTAATCTTACTCCAGAATTATATTCTTTGCTTCGATTTTCCAATTTCTCAACAACCTTTTCCATATCATAGGCTGTTGGCTGTTCTTCTATTGCCTTAATACAGTTTTCTATTGCATCATATACATCTGCACTTTCGCCCCTGAATGGTGCTTCTTGCAATGCATAGTCATTTAAGTGTAATATCAACTTATCCGCATCAATCAATCTTATTCTTCATCACTCCAATCTAATTTCTGACCACAGCCATCGCAATAATCTAGTCGATAGTCGATAAAACTATCACCTGTCTCTGTCTTTGCGCTCTCACCACAGCAAGGGCATTTGTAGCTCCGTTTTCCGTTCTTAACTACTTTCTTCGGCATCTGTTTTTCTCTCGCCGCCCGGCATTCTTCCGGTGTGCCGATTGCGCGGTACTGTTGTACTTCTTCAAGTGCTTTGATTGCCATTTCGTTAGTTTTATAATCATCTTCCGCAAATTTATGTTTGCTATTCTTGTCAATAATCTGCATAAACAGTCGCATATTTTTCAGTTTTTCTACCGCTTCGCTCTCTGTCATATTATTCCTCACTTTCTAACAATTCGGGGTTGTCAAATTTGCAAAATCCTCTATGCTCATTAACTGAAAATGAAACAGCACCTTTATACTTCATAAATGTTAATTTTTCTCCTGTAAGTTCGCATTTGTGCTTTTTATCATTCAAATGCTTACAATTTCCATCACAATAACTCATGCTATACCTCGCTTTCAATCTCTAATACCAAACTCTTTCTTATATTTCTCGGGCATAGGAACACTGTTTCTAACTTCCATTTTGCCTGTTTCCTCGTTTTTTTTATCTTCAAGTGATAACTTTATAGCCTGTTTGTTTTTGTTTGCTATTTGAGCCGATGTGGAGTTTGTATTTACCATTTCTACAAGTTTTCTTATATCATCAGGCATTTTATTCAACTCTGTTGCTCGCTTGACCTCTGTTCTGTATGTCTTTATAAAATTACTGCTCACAACATTTTCATTAAATTCACTATCGCAAGCCCAAATCTTTAACTGCTGTGGTGTTCCTACAGTTTTTTGCACTACTGTCGGCAACTTTGCAAACTCCTGTTCTGAATTGTAGCCACAATTTCTTAACGCTTTTCTGACTATCGACCACGCTTCCAGCTCGTTCAACTCAGATGGTTGTGTCAAAGTCTGCAATATTTCTATAAGTTGCCCCGGTGCAGGTGCAAAACCACTTGTATTCGTAGTCATGTATGCTTTAAATGCCGCCATGACAACATTATTATCATACTCGCTTAAACACATGAGCCACGCATTTACTGCCGCTTCTCTGCTTGGTGGATTGTAGTTAGGATATACAGCCTGTGTCATGGCAAGTAACATTTGAACTTCTTCTTTTGTCATTTTCCTATCCCCCAACTACTTAAAAAATCCGATGTTTCATTTTTCTGTTTAATCTGCTGATTCAGATAACTTTCAAATTTACTTCCAAACAAAGTATCGGGTCGTAAATACAATTCAAATTTAGTACCTTGCCATTCGGCAGACTTCTTATCAATCACTGTCATGAAATCAGAAACCGTATAGCCATCAGCAAATCTCGCCGTTATATGCTTTCTAGTGTTTGCTGTGTTACATCTGTAATGTGTACCGCATTTTTCATTCAAATAAGTAACAATTTCCTTTATATACTCTCCTGTAATGTTCTTTTTATTATTTACAGTATCAGTTTCAGTAACAGAATCAGAAACAGAATCAGTATCAGCTACAGATACAGATGCTTCTATGGGGTATCTGACTGGCTCTTTATTACCATTCTTCACACTTTCTGCAACACTTAAAACATAATTTCTAAATTTTTCGCATTTTATGTACTTCGCCGCTGACATAACCCCTGACAAAGTCTTTGCCGAACTGCTCCAGTTATATTTATACCAATTCAGAATCAGCACTTCTTTTGTACTCTCATTAAATTTGATAACATTGTGTACTTCGTCGAATCTTTTCAATAACCTCAGGCAAGTATCTTTGTTATATCCTGTGTCCTCGCTCATACTTTTATAACTTATCTCATAACAACCGCACAAATTTGTCTGAGGGTTTGTGAGCAAGTACAGATAAAAATACTTATCCTCAGGTGTAAACTCGTCTATTACTTTGTTATCCGTCCAAAACGATAAGCGTACATTTCTGTAAATTGCCATTTAATCACCGTCCTTATAAACATATTCATCTTTTGCAACCATTTCTGAAATTATGTTTGCTAAATCAACCCAACTGCAATATTTTTTCACATTCTGCATATTCTCGTCGTAATACTCAAATTCAATCAATTTTTGCGATATAGAAGTACACATTTGGTGTATATAGCAAGGCTTCTTCTCAGGCGAACCGAAACCGCCTGTCCCGTATTCGTTTTTTAAAAACGCAACTTTTTCTCTCAAATTATGATTTTCAAGAAAATAATCTTTTATTCTTTTCATTCCGTTTTCAAACCCTGTACCACATAAAGCAAGTGCTTTCAAAGGGTTAAACTCTTTCACTTTGTTCTTATCTTCTAAGAAATCAAATATATCCATCTGCCCGCTACAAGAATAATTGTCAAAATTCATACTTTTTCTACCAAAAGGAAACCTCGGTTTTATGTCGCGACAACCTATTCCTTTCTTTGATTTTTAGTTAGTTATCCTCTTTTTTCTTAAAATCCTCGCAAGGCACATCAAGCAAACAACCGTATTTTTCGTATTCTGTCGCTCCCCAGTATGCCTTGTATCTGTAAGAGTTTTCGCATTTAAAGCAGAAATCCTTGCCGTTGTTCAGCTTGCAACTTGTCTTTTTGTCGTCTAATTTTTTCTCAAGACTTTCATTTGCTCTTTTAAGTTCTTCTACCTTTTTCTGCGATTCCTCAAAATCTTCAATGAGTTTATTATATTTCTTCTTGCTTAAAATCTTCATTCTGTTTTGCTCCTTTCAACTGTTCTGCTATCTGCTTTACTTGTCTTATGGCATTTTCCCAAGTTGCACCCTCGGTTGGTAATCCGCTTGACATAGCCATTCCGAAAAAGCGTTCAGTGATGTTAGCAGTCAAATCATCAACAGCCTTGTTGTAGCCAATTTTATAACCACAGCGATATACATTGACCGACATTCCCTCATTTTCTCGGTATGATTTCAATTCTTCCAGGTAATCAGCTGTTTCTTTGTACTGCAAATTGCTTTTCTCTGCTGCATCCGGTCTTTGTGAAAATATTATATTTCCTTTAGTTGACATTGTCCTGTATTTTGCAATCAAATCATCAATCGTCATCATTCTCATCCTCTTTCTTTCTCTCTTCAAACATTACGCACGCTTCATTTTTCGGTTTATCCTTTATCGTGCATATAAAGAGTTTCTTGCAGTTTACACATTCGGGTATCACTTAACCACCTCAAATCTATATCTCTGCTTTGCATCAGGATATTTCTTTTTGTCAACTTCGCTCATAAACATTTCAAGAGGTCTATTCCAAACTTGCCCTTCACAACCGTACACCACTGAAATTTCTGCGGTTTCTGTGTGTCTGCAAATCCCAATGATATTAACTATTTTGCCCCGCTTAAAATGTCTATATTTTTCACCTGTCTGTGGAATTGGTCGGTCAAAATTATAATCAACATCTTTCTTAAAATGTCTTGTCAATAATGCAAGGTCACAATTTTCTTCCAGTTCTCCATCAATTACAAAATCCTCACTCTGTTCAATGTGGAGCTGATGAACAGCATAGCTTTCAGCCATTGTTGTTATTTCATCAAGAAGGGCAGATTCAAATGACCAATCTTCATATGGGTACTTGTCATCATCTACAAAATAACCGCTAAATCTAAATATCCTTGCCATGTTTATTCCTCGCTTTCTTCTAACCAATCTAACTTCTGACCGCAATTATCACAATATTTCTGCCTGTCAAGTAAACCCTTACCATTACAAAAAGGGCATAAGGCAAATTCTTTATCTTCTGTAAAATCTGGCTTCTTCGGTATCTGCTTTTCAAGTGCCTGTATTGCCATGTTTTTTGCTTCACTAACTCTTTTAGCTGATTTATTATTTAATCCTATTGTTGACATATTGAATCCAACTTCTTTTATTGCTTCACTCTCTGTCATATTATCCCTCACTTTCTAATAAATCTTTATTGTCAAATATGTTGCCGATAACTTCACACTGTCTCTCATTAACCCAAAAATACAAATCTTTTCGCCATATAGTATCTTTAATCCACTTAATTCTCCATTCTGCCTTATCCCAAACAACAATAGCTTTTCCGCATTGAGTATTGATAATATCATTCTCCCAAATCAGCGTGCCGTTCTTATCCCTAAGTCCGGTGCATCGGGAGATTGTATTCTTGTCTATTAAAAAACAATATAAATCAGATGCATAGCTTGGAACTATATAGTATTTTTCTTTTCTTGTATATCCATATCTTATAATGTAGCCAACAACCCATTCTCCGTCACTAATTCTCTTTGCCTTGGATAAATATTTATCTTCCATACACTCTCCTATTCCGCTTCTGATTGAAGCCATTCAAACCAATCGGTAAGCATTGGTAAATCGTTGTCGTTTAGTGCTAAATCGTGAACAGCTAAAAACTCTGCTAGATCTTCATCCGACATATCCCTTACCCTGTCGGCGTTGGTTGTTGTGAATTTAGATGAAGTAATCTCCATTGTTACATCCGTAATAAGCCCATCCCCATAACCATCTAACTTTACAGATTCAATACTGCCGGCAAAATTGCCATTTAGAGATAAATTCAACATTCTTGGTTTTCCTGTAGCACCATATCTATTTTCTTTTGTATCAAGAATTTTTATCAAATCACTAACTGTTAAAATTTTCACTTTTCTCATTCCTCTCCTCTCTATCACTTTCCACAAGTTCAAAACACTCATCACGCCATTTCAATACATTATCAATATTGAATGAACTGTAACCTACATGGTAATAATATTCGCCGACTTTTTTGTACTTGATTTCGTAATATGGCTTGTTGTCTATCATCCTTACGATAATTTCCAGAGATGTAACTTTGTTTTTTGTATCATCATTTTCTGAAACTTTGCTATCACATCTGCAACAAGGCTCGTTATCTCTTGAATTGCTGTTGTGCTGGCAGTTGTAAGAAATCTTTTCTTCACTATCATCAAATGCTTTTAAAAACATTTCAGCAATTTCCTTCTCGTATCTACCACACATACCTTTACAATCAATATCCGCAATAACCCTTGAAAAGAAATCTTTGAATTTGTCGGCAATATAATCTCCTGTGAAATCTTTAGGTATGTCAATTACTACTTTCATTTTCTCCACCTCTCAATTCTTTAAGTTTCTCTTCTGCTTTTTCTTTTGTAGAAAAATACTTGCAATTTTCCTTGTCAATGCTTTCAATCTCGTGTATCGCAAGCTCCCTTATAGACCTTTTCATAACCATTGCATACTTAGGCTCGTTTATATCAACAATGTAATACACATATTTGCAAGGTAATTTGATAAGTCTGCCCTGTTCTTCTAAGTCCTCGTAATCAACAAGTTTTTTAACCATATCTTCAACAATTCCGCAATCGCAATTACTGGTAACGCATCCACTACAATATGGGCTATATGGAATTATTTTTCCTGTGCAAGAAATTTCTCCATATTCTCTGTTTGTTAATCTCTCCATTACTGCTCCTTTCTACCACACTGGGTAATAATTTCCTTTATCATCTGCAATCCAATAACCTGTGCTCCAAGTATCAGTTAATGGGTCATAGACTTTTCTGCCTTTAATCATTGTTATTCTCCTATATCAATAATTTCTTTGCACTCAACAATTTCAAAATCTCTATCCCAAGAAGATCAACCACTTTCAGCCTGTTTTGCCGTTCTGTATGTTTTAATTGCCGTATCTTTCAATTCATCAACTTTGACAAAATGAAATTCTCTTGATAAACCGCACCATATTTCAGTACGATTTCGTCTCATAACGACATATCTTGTCCTTTCTATTCTCAAAACGGACATTCATCTCCTTTCAAATCCTATCAACACTTACTTTTCTTCGTGTTTTCATGTTTATATGTCTTTGTTTCTCATAGCCTGTGATATTCACTAATTCATCACGCTTCTTGCGTATTTCTTCTTTGCGTTTATCGTCCTCAGCTTTCCACTTTATGTATTTTTCGCATACAGCATGGCAGTTTATTCTTCTTTCAGTACAATTCTTACAGCTCATTACATCACCTCACCAGCAAAACTATATTTCCCTCATAGCTGTCTTTATACCTGTGTGTTCTTGCATACACACTTTGTACCTTTCGCCTGCCGTACTCTTTCTTGTCTTTCAGATACTCCCCAGTGCGAATATCACGCACTGAGATTTTAGTATCTATTACAAGTAGCTTAAACTCGTCTACTGTCATTTGCGTTATTCCTTTCTTCTATTTTGATTTATAAACGATTATTGCTGTATCAACAATGCCGCTACGATCTCTATTTTCATTCCTCACATATTCAATATTAAGGATTTTTCCCTTTATCTCATTTGCTTTTTTCGTAACTCTCTTGACAAAACTTCCTAAACTCTCACGGTCATAAGCATTAACATAATCTCTTCTTATGCACATCTGTTCTATCATACTCAAACTCCTTTCACAATTCGCTAATATCACAATAACATCCACTTCTTTTTGCGTGAGATATTGCAGCAGAAATTGTATTTGTGTCTATTTCGATTTTTCTCGATAATTTACCTAAATTATCAGCAACTACAACTGGCAATTTATACTTATCCTTCGAATAAGCTACATACACATACTTTTTCATAATGTTCTCACCTCACTCTAAATTCAAATAACACATTATGCCGCAATCGGGAAAAATTTCAGTATTCATGTTTCCTCTTGTCGGTTCCAGTTCGTCAAGGAAAATTGGCTTGCCCTTGCTATCTTTCAGCATCGCATATCCGACCTGTCTTTCAAGCTCTGCCCTTGCCTTAAATACCTCAGGGAAATCTTTACGGATATTATTCCAGTAACCCATGCCACCCTTGACACAACCAATGCAGTTATTATTTGGGTAACCTAAGTCATACATAAGTGGACGCTTGAAATGGAAAGTCCGTTCAAATAGCCCATGCACTTCTTCCTTAGACAAGCATTTGTCAATAAGTGGAAACTCTTGATTTGCTTGCGGATTGGCTTCAATGGTTCGTTCTGCTCGGTTCTTCTCTTTCAAGTCAAACCCCCACACATAAGTCAATTCACAATCTTTGTGTTGTTCTTCCCACTCCTTTCTCACTCTCTTTTTAAGCCAGTTTGTACATGGTGCAAAGTTGTTACTAGGATTTCTAAAACCGCCAAAAACCTTGACGCAATCTTCGACACTCTTATACTCTGCACTACTTAAAATTTCTATTTTCTTTCCGATTGCTTTCTCACAATCTTTGATAAATCTGATACTGTCCTTATGCTGGTCGGCAATGTCTATGTAAATCCATTCATCTACATCCCCTGCTAAATATCCTGCCATAAAACTTGATATTCCTGCACTTATCCAACATACTTTTAGTTTTGTCATAACACCACGCTACAAATACCGTAACATGGATAATCCTAAATGGCTTCACACGCTTTTTACACTCTACTAATTAGGATTTTTCGCTAGCAGTTATACACCCTCTGCATCAACCCGGTTTACCGGGTACTCGTTATTCCTTTCTTAAATCGGATTTGCTTTGTTCTCTTGCTTCTATCCTGTTTTCGATTTTCTTAATAATCTTCTTTTCGTCTATCATATTTACCTCTTAATGTAACTTATAACCAGTCCGTCTTAACATTCGCTCAAAGTAATATTCTGCTGTGTTTTTGTCGGGGTCAAGTTGCATTTCTAAATACCGATTTGTGCAATACTCCATTATGTAATCAAGCCTACCAGTGTTTTTATCGTTACTGCTAAAATTCCATAACTCATTTAACACCATCAAGGCTATTGCGACCGATGTTACAAACAACTCATACTTTGATGCACAATAAATCTTTGTAGGAATATCAGTTGCATCTTGGTACATCCCCAGTGCATCTAGTTTCTTTTCAAACTTTTCAGCGTAGTAATTTGCAACAAATCTAACACCTGTATCATCAAGTCTTGCACTTTCTCTCCCCATAGCATTGAGTAACTGTTGTGCCTTGTTATTGCTAAAATTATATTTGCTGTGTAACACTTCAAGACACGCACTTACGCCTATCGCCCTACCGTCAATAACACCTTGCTCTTTTGCTCTTTCAAACTCAGCCATAGCGCCTTTTTTCTTGTCGATTTTGTTCCTTTGCAATCGTTCCCGACGCATAGCCGCACGCCTTGCACTCATTTGTAGTTCAACTCCTTAGTTTTTAGATTTGCCCAGCTTTAATTTGCCGAATTTTTCCAAGTACAGCCGTACATCCTCTACTACAGCCAATAAATTCTGAAACATAATCTTTTACCATAGTATCTCCGTACTGCTCAAAATAATCTATAAATTCTTTCTTTGTATTTTTAGTAAAACGGTTTGTATCTTCGTAAATATCTTGTATAATAGCTTTCAAAACTATAAACTCTGAAAAAACCATTTCCATATCAGACGTATCGTAAGCATACTTTTTCCAAATATCATCAAAAGCCTTGAAAGCACCTTTATAAGAAATCCTTACTGCAAAATCAGCATTACTTTTCTTGTTTCTTTTCATATACATATCAAAGAAACTTATATCCTCTTTTAATGCTTCAAGTTCTTTAAAATATTCTTCTCTATCTTCAAAAAGTCTTTTAGCAGTTGCTATAACATCCATGTTGTCCATATTACACCTCGCTATTTTGCGGAAACTGAAAGTATCTTATATATGGATGCGTATATGTTTCTTTTAGTGCTTCCATAGCCTTAATTGCCTTTTCTTCGGTTGAATAAGTTGCCAAAATGCTATTCATAATCACTTCTGGTGGTTCTGCAATATTTTTAGTTGCAATAATACTATAACTATTGCCATTACCCACTATTGTAAAAACAAAATATTCATATGGAATATCAGATTTTCCATTCTGTGATATAACTCTCATTTGAAAAACTCCTTTCTGACATCAATTACCTTGCACTTTAATTTATAACCCCAATCATCAATCGGTGGTCTTTTGCTCGGACAGCAGATAAAATCTCTGCAAATCCTTGGTCTGACTGAATAAATCTTGCATTTTTCTTTTGACTTATCATCATTAAGAAACGGGCAAGTTATATCCATTGTTGGTGTAGCTGTCGGATAATTATGTCTGTGTTCCTTAATATGATGTTTTTTGATGTACTTGTGGATTGTTGTAATTTCATATTCCGTCATAGGAAGTAGGTTACTGCAACAATTACCACATTGAGTGCATTCACCATTGCAAGTCAAATCATAAGTGCCGTTATTCATATCAGCCATCATCTGTTCTAAATTTGCTGATTTCATATTCTTACTCCCTTTCTAATTAACTTTTAAATGTAACGGATGTTCATTTCTGAAAGAAAATTCAATCCATTTTCCTTGCATTGGATAACCACTATGTAGCAATATACTATCAAACCAAAAATGTGCATTGCCAATCATGATAGCAGAATAATTACAATACCATTCAATTTGAATAGTTTGATTACCTAATTTAAATTCAAAAATTCTACTAAATCCAGTTTCGTCACAATTTATCCATTCACCTTTTATCCCTACTTTACTTAACTTTTCAACTAAATTTTCTCGTGTCAATTTCTATCTTACTCCTTTTCTAAAACTTCAATTTCCACAACAACTCTCGAGTTTTCTTTGTCAACCTCTGTGTGAAAAGTACTGTCAAGAACATCATCCCAGCCGTCATTCTTGATGACTTTCGCTATCTGTAAAGCATCTAAAAATGACTTTTCAATCGCACTATACAGATTACTTCTGTCATGCCTTTTGTCTGCTGTATAGATGTGATAAGTACATCTGATAGGCTTATCAATATGCACCGATGGCAAGCACTTTTTTATTGCTTTTAAGCAAGTTCTGTCATTTGAAGTCTTAACAGAATTTGTATATCTTTTCGTGCGTGGGTTGTACAATCTCGCACCCAACAATTCATTCAAGCCTTTAAGTGGAAATGTATTATTTTTCTTGTCAATCAACACTTTGTATTTCATTACTTCTTTTCCTCTTTCTGTGCTTTCTCTTTTTCTTCTTTCTCAGCTTCTTCAAGTAATGCAGTCATCTGACTTGCTGTCTTAGGCTGTTCAAACCAATCTGATACAGTAGTTTCTTTCTGCGTCAAACCGTTAAAAATGCCGATGTATTCTGCAAGTTCATCTTCACTGATGCTTTCAACAGTGTGGTTCAACCTCTTTTCAAGCATTTCTTTCGTGACACCGTATTTTGCAAACGCAACCACCATGTTTTTGACTTTATCGGCAAATGGTATTCCGTTCTGTCCTGCAAGCGTTTTCTTGCACTCTTTTATGCAATCTTCCACCAAGTCGGGGGGTAAAATTGCCAAAATACGGCTTCTTAATCTTCGTGCACCGTCATTAGCTGTTCTCTCGTAAATATCACGCTGGCTTGTCAACTTTCTGCTGCCGTTTCGTGTTTCCATGATATGCTCAACTGTAAAATTCTGACTTGATACTGTGTTTGTTTCCAAATCCCAAGCGTATGCCTGCATTTCTGACTTGCCATCTTCGTGTGACAACTCTTTTATTCCATAATCAAGGTTGCCATAACATCTTGCTAATTCCTCGGCAAATCTTATAGTTACTCCTGTGACTGTCTGACCACCTCTCGGATAAGCAAAAAACGCTTTATCGGCAAAACCTTTACGCTGACACGCTTCAATAGCTGTTGCATAGCAGTTTGTATAATTTCTCGGAAACTGCTTTGCAAGTAACAATTTCCCCTGTGCTTCTGTTATTGCTCTGCTACTTTCAACTGCGACTGTACCTTGATTTATGTTGCTAAAAGGTACATTATTGTTGTTATTAACGCTCACTTCGTTCATGTTCTATTCTCCTTTTCTTCTTAATTCCTCAACTATTTTCGCCAAAACAATATATTTTTCTTCTAAGTCTGAAATTCTTCTATCTAAAACTTTACCGTTAGTTAAGCTGTTAGATGTAGCAGGAAGCCTTTCAACTTCAAAATCTTCTGCTTTAAAACCAAAAGAATTTTTAATCTGTTGCCACACATCAGAATACATAGCACCGTATGTTGTATATTCATCAATTTCAGCCGTAACCTTATTTTTATATGAAGAAACAAATCTATTCTCGCTTTTCGACAAAATACTTGAATTTAAGTTTTTACGCTTAAAACAATCTGTCATGCTATGTTCATTGTTTTTCTTTACATACTTATCAATAGCCACTCTTAAACGGCTTGTATTTAAAATTACAATATCCATATTATCTCCTTTTCTATTCATATTGTTTCTGTAACCAGTTTGGCAAACCAAGCGTGTTAATAGCACCATTGGTATAACCATACCAGTTCCCAGTTTCTAAACACTCTTTATAAATATTGAGATAAGTTCTATACATATCTCTGCCACTTTTCAAAAAATACTCATTTGCTTCAAGAATGTTTACTGCATACGGGGGTGTTTTTTCCTGTGCTATGAAAATGACTGAGTGTTCGTGCCCTGTCACTTTATCCATAATGTCTTTATAAAATGCCATTTGTAGGTCATACATTAAGTTGATTGCGTCACGCATGAACTTATCGCCGCTGGCATCTGCACAGGATTTATAATCAATCAGAATATGTGTATCTCCAACCTGTGTCTGACAGTCGGGACGGCACTTTATAGTTAAGCCTGTTTCATCATCTTCCGTGAAGTAAGACAGCTCTTTTTTGCCTTTTAACAACTGACTTACAAAAGGTGTCTGATATAATGTTTCTCTCATAGCTTTTATCTTTTCAAAATCATCAAGTGAAATTATGTCTTTACCCTCGTTTTGGTCTTGAAATAAAAACCACTGAGCCTTACCCTCTTTGGTTCGCTTATTTACTTCGGGCGCAACGGCAAATTCCTCAGTGAACTTATCTTTTTCAAGAACATATTTATGTACGGCTCTGCCGAAAAGCAACGCCGGAGTATCTTCCTGTTCACTGTCTTTCCAGTAACGGAAGTGAGCCGGGGACTTTGCAATCTTCTTTAAGTCGGTACTGCTCACTCCCTCTCTTGCCCGATACTCCTTGTTACTTATTATTAAATCTTTCACGCATTCTCTCCATTTCTCTTGCTATTTTGTCAGCTTCTTCAATAGCAAGCTCTGTATTGAGTATTCTCAATATATTTTCTTTTGACGCATATTGTTCTGATTTTAAGTAATTTATTAAAGCATCAATGCGTGCCTGCTGTTCTACAAAAACATCATATAAAGTCTTTGTGATTGGTATAAAACCTTTAAGGTAATCTTCGTTTAACGAACTATCGACTTCTAAGATTTTCAGCAATGTTTCATCACTCAGAGTTCCATGTCTTAACAGCTCCACAGCAATGTCTATTTTTGTTGAATTGTAAATAAATTTATTATATAATAACTGATTTACTCCAAATTCAGTTTCCTCATTCCCTTTTACTTCAATATCACACATTTTCTTTCTCCTCTCTTATAATTGTCACTTCGTTACCGTTGTTGATAACTAAGCCTATTCTTAAAACTTTTGCCAGTTCTTCAATTTGAAATACCGACATTTCATTTATATCTTTTACTATCTTATTCATCTTCTACCTCTTCGATTTCACCATTTACCATAGTGTAAAAAGTATTTTCTTTGATTTTTTTGCCATCAACTCTTACCATCTTTGCTCCCTTGAGCGACCATAATTCCGGTGTCCAGTAATTATTTTCGTCACCCTCCCAATCAGCTAATACAAGATAAGAGCCTATGACGCCCTTTGTTTTTCCGTGATAACCCCAAGCAACAGCTATACTGTTTTCGCATTCTGCTGATGATACCGAACAATACCCGGTTGCTGATGATACCGAACAATACCCGGTTGCTGAGGATGCTCCTTTATATCCGGTTGCTGAGGATGCTCCGTAATCTCCTGTCGCATCATTTTCTTTATTTGTTCTTTTAGTTGTGTATTCAATAGCCGCTTTGACAATGCCTGCAATATTGATTGATGCACCTATTTTAATTTTGGATGATGCAACTTTGCTGTCACCATCACTGCGGCTAATTTCTCCATCCTGTTCTACCTCGTGATATACGCTAACATTTGGAGAGTAATAACTAAAACAATCAAGTGGATACTCGCACGCATGAAACCCCGTTTCACACACTTCTGCCTTATCAGTTTCATACTCTTTGCCCTCTTCGTACTGAAATCCCCGGCAAGTCATATCCTTATTAAAACCTTTGTACGCTTTTATACTCATAATATATATCCTTTCTATTTTCTACCCGACAGCAACGACCAAATAATCAAAGCCGCCATTTCAACGAATATTGTTGTTAAAATTCCCAAAACAAACGGATTTACGAACATATTTATATTCCTCACTTTCTGTGATATAATTCCTCTATCTTCAATATAGAAAAGAGGTGAACACCATGTTTTTAAAGTTTCAAATTTCCTGTGCTTGTCATTGCAAGTATTCTGTAAACGAAAATATTGATACTGACAAGATAATTTGTCCTAACTGTAATCTTGAATATCCTTACTCTGCCAAAGTATTGTCGATACTCAAGACTGCCAAAGAAATACCCGACAATGAAGCGTTTGGAGAAACTTCAATCAAGGTTATTTCCGCTGAGGAAGATATGAACGATTATCCACAATAATTTTCATATATTCCAAGAAACCTTTAATTTCAGAAACGGTCATGGAGTGTTCAGAGATAAGATTTAACACATCTTTTGTCAGCTTATCTATCTCCTGTCCGTTTCTGTGGTATTTAAATAAGAAGTTTGCTCCGTCAATATCTTTGCACATTGTTTCTTTCAATGCCTTTGCCTGCTCATTCATCTTTTAACCTCACTTTCCTCATATCTTGTTTTTATGTTATAATTTGCACATCTCCTTATGAGAGGGGGTGTAATTTTGGAAAAGAAGATAATTAAATGCAATGGAATGTCCGAAGTTGAAATCAACAAACTGATTTCCAGTTATGTGAATGTTGGTTGGGAATATACTGGAATGTCTATCGGTTTCCCTAAGGACTATTCATGGATTCATGTGCAATGGCTTAAATCCGAACCTCCGATTTATCCCGACATAAAATCCAACAGTTAATGTCATCTTTTTCTGGTGAAAACATCACCCAGTAGGCTCTTTTCAATAGTTCGTCTTTGTCTTTTTCAGTTCTAGCAAGCGCGACACACTGAATTGAGCCTATATTGTTCATGTCAAAACTTTTAATTTCACCCATCTCTATTCCTTTCCTTATGCTGTTACCTCTAAATTCAACTGTGCATTGTTTTCAGCTATTTGTTCCTCGTCATCTAAAAACATCTGTAATGCCACATCCACATCATCAGTTCCATATTTGTCGCAAATCTCGTCTAAGAACATCTGCTCTGCCACATCACGACAACATGAAAGTTCATCCATAATTTCTGATATTCTCTGCTCTCTTGTCATGCTGTTACCTCACTTTTCATAAACTTATTAACAAAGTAAATCTGCCCTTTACCTGTGACCTTAGTTGTGCGTGTTATTCTCACACTACCATCGGGGTTCTGAATGTTGCTTTCTTTGACTTCAAACAATCCCTGTTCAACAAACCTCTGCTGTGGCATATTTCTTGATGAACCGCATTTAATAAGGAAGTTATTCGTTCTTAACCATTCAAATAACCTCTTTTGTCCGATTTTGTAACCGTTCTGAGAAATCAGCTTTGCTAAATCTCCGACAAGGATTGATGTTTCACTAGCCGATACTGCATCAGCAAATATTTCTTTCGGTTTCATGCGTTCAATCTGTTTGTCTCTCTCAGCAATCATTTTCTGAGCTTCGATAACCGCAAGTGCAATCAAATCATTTCCCTGTGGAAGTTGAGTTTTAATTGTATCTTCCATTTCGTGAAACCTGTTTATGTACTTTGCTGTAAACTCTGTACCTTTTACCCCAGTCAGTTTGTGTGCTATAAACTCGCAACCTTTCTTTGTGACAAGATAACAAGGCTGTTCTTTGTTTTGCTTATTTTTGTATGTACTTTCTTTGAAGAAATCGGACTGTGCAATCTTGCTCTGTCCTAACTGCTCTACATATCTACGAATATCTCGTAAAAGCATATTATGCTCTTTCCCTACCATTTCAGCCACTTCTCTGCTGTCGAGATATTTCTGTTCTAAACTATCCATATGTTTATCACCTCTTTTCTGTTTAGTAACTTAGAAAGTTACTTCTTTAGCAAAAAAAATATCAATAGGATTTTCAATATCAAAACTGTCAATCATTTTCTGAATATCATCACTGCCGAAAACACCTTTTCGCATATGCATATAAAATGTTTTGGGCGTTACACCAAGCATTTTGGCTACATCAGCCTGTGTCTTTCCGTTCTCAGCAAAGATACCTCTAAGTTTGTTTGTGTCTATCATATTATCACCTCTCTTTCATTGTAGTAACCTCTGTGGTAACTTTTGAGGTTACTTACATTATACACCTTAAAAGTAACTTGTCAAGTTATTTTTTGCTTGACTTGTAACTTTTTTGTGCTATAATGAAGTTACCAATAAGAAAGGAGGGTTTCCATGACTGTTGGAAATAGAATTAAAAAAAGTCGTGAAAAGGCAGATTTATCGCAAGTAGAATTAGCAAAAAAAATTGGTGTGTCAAAACAAACTTTATATAAGTATGAAAATGACATTATAACCAATATTCCAAGTGATAAATTGCAAGGAATAGCTGATACTTTAAAAATTTCACCAGCATATCTAATGGGTTGGGAAGATAATATGTCAAATGAAAATTCAGATATTGTTGCAGATTTTCTTCCGGATTTATTTTCAAATGAAAAAATGTTAGAATGTATTAAGAAATTATACGACCTTAGTAAAGAACATCAGCAAACAATTTTTGATACTGTTGCTTATTGGTATGAGAAAGAGGGGCATTAAATGCCCCACTTTTTTTTGAATGATTTAATTGTACTTAATAAGAAATGTAAAAATTTTTCACTATCAATTTGGTCTACAAGTTCCACAATTTCTCTTTTTAGTTCTTCTTTACTCAAATTTAATCCTCCTATGTGACACATTATAGAACAACTGTTCTGCTATGTCAATCCCCTCAATGTAGGGCAGTGCAACGCCAATTACACCGCCCCTTGCCGAAACTTGATGTTGTCAGATAACTTCTGACAAGTTTATTGTACGGCTTGAGGATAAGGGAAACAAGAGGATTTGGCTGTTATAGTTCGACATTTTGTGACTTAATCTGCCATGCTTTGAGCTATGTATTCGCTGACCGGTGTTTTAAGTTTGTTTGGGACTTCATCAATCCTCGACAAATCAAAGCCTATTCTGTAAGCCCAAAATTTTACAATTCCATTCATATTATCACCTCTTTCTATGAATATACTGTTTCTGACATACTTGCAATGGCATCGCCTTGTAAGGTCTGTTCTTTTTCCAGTACATTTAATCTTACTTCCATGTCACTGTACTGACGGATGTTGTATGTAGCCGTAAACTTGCCGCCTTTTTCTGCATAAGTGACATTTGTAAAAGTGCAGTTTTTATATTCTCCTACTATCGTTCCGTCATCATTTACATATGCAAAAGATGATAAATTCTCGTCTGTAAGTTTTTTACGGAAATCTTCAATTTCCTCAGCTGAAATAAACTCAGCTACTATTGATGTTGATGTGCAAGCATCTGTTACCGTAAGTTCTGTGTTGTCTTTTAATTTGATTTTCATAATAGTCATTCCTTTCTTTATATAAAATCAATATAGAGTTAAATACTATTTGCAATGGTAAAAAAATGCAGCATAAGCATTAAATCCATTGCATGGCGGAGCATATATGCATATGTTTTGTCCGGATACATATCCATACGATAATACTATATTTCCGGTTGTACCATCCCAAGCACTAACGGGGAATCTATATTTATCAGTATCTATGGTATGAGCATTGTCGTTAAGTATAACTAGACTTGTTGGTTCATTTACACGAGCTATATTATAATTAAAACTCACAAACATCATTTTTGTAATTGAATTATAAAACGCTATAACGTTTTGTGTTCCACTAGCAACATTTGTAAATGTGAATGGCGTTAGGGCATTGTTTAATGCAGAGATACTCTTATCAACACTATCGGCGAAACTGCCCGCCACACTTTTATTCAACTGTCTGGCATCCGCAACATATCCCTCTTCGGTCGTAACAAGGTTGTTTGCAATGCCATTTGGTATTCTGCCTTGTGCCTGCCACTGAGTTAATGTGCCATTCGCTTTGCCCGCCTGTTGACTTGCACTGTTAATTGCATTAGTTACTATTTTATTCTGTACTGGATTTGTGCTTGTTGTCGACAACTTGCTGTCAACTTCTATAGCTTCTGATATTTCTGTCTTTTTAGCATATGTATTTTGAATGTTGTTACCATCTTCATCTGCTACCGCTTTTTCAACTGCTAAGTTTGCATTTAAGACAGCTACACCATTTGCAACACCTTTTTCAGCTTGAGTTATAAAATTACTGCCAACAATATCTTCTGCTTCTTTTGCAAATTTTTCTGCCTGCTCTGAATAGTATTTTGCATTGTCGGCATCTTCGCCATCACGAATACCACTCTTACCAACGCTGTACGACTGAGATAACTTAGCGTCCATATCAGCATTTGTAGCCGATCGAGCCGCCGCCTGTGCCGATGCAACCGCATTGCTTTCTGATAATGTTATAGCTGACATAACTTCACTTGACAGCATAGCTTTTGTTATACTGCCGCTTTTAATAGACGCATTCACTTTTCCATCACTATCAATGCTAAAAGCTATCGTATCAGTGCCTTTAAACTCATACTGAGTAATCAAAGCCGACATATCAATGTATTGCTTTTCACCGTTTTCAAGTGTAAGTATAAGCTGTTGTGTCTGTGCGTTATATTCAAAGTTTACGGCTATCTTTTCCATTGCGGTATCAATATTCAAAACTGTACCGTTATATTTTGTTATACTGATAACACCGTTTTTGTCATTGATAGCTATATCAGTTATCATATTGTTAAGCTGGTCTCTATCGGCTTTTGTTGTATCAAGACTTTCCGCAGTCGCTGAAATAGACACTACTTCGTTGTCGATAGTGTCTATTGCTTTATCCATCTTATTTAAGTTTGTTTTGCCAAGCGGTGTTGTCAAGCTTTCCGACTTATTAAGCCAGTTTATGCGGTTGTAAACTTTTATTACTGCCATTGTGCGTCACCTCTTATTCTGCTGTTTTTGTTTCCTCTGTTTCCATAAGGCTATATACATAATTGTCAAATGCCGCAAAGTCTTTTAACACTTCCTCTTTGTTTGCATTGAACAACTCTACATTCTGAATAGCACGACTGATATTAGGTGCACCGCCGACTGGAATTGAAGCGTTCATGTACGCTACTTGTTCTTCCTTTCCATCAACTGTTAATACACATGCTCCTGTTACTGATACCTGTTTGTTTAATCTTACCATTTTATTTTCCTCCTAAAATCTGTTGTTTTAATATTGTAAATTCACCTTGTAAATTTAAAAGTTGAAATTGTAACTGCTGATTTCTCTCTATTTCCTGCTTCAAATCTCTTTTTAAACACTGAGAATACTTAATAAGCGGTGCTATATATTCCTCGTAGCGTATTCCATAGCCGTATTCACTTGTTGGAACTCCGTTAGTATCTTCTTTTTCGTATTTTATGAACCCTGCAAAATCTTTTGAACTCATACCGTTTTTTGATAACTGTTCTTCTAAATCCTGTGCTATCATTCCTGCATGAGTTCTTCCGCTTTCATTGTTAAGCATCATATATGTTTTTGGTGAAGCATCATCAATAATTGCATTTGCATATTGTTCTGCCATATCCGATATGTTCATTTTTTCGTTTCTGTCAGATGTTTGTATAGTGCCATTTTTACAATACAAATTTCGCCATTTATAAGATGCTGAACCGCAGTCTGTATCTTCGTTAGATGCTGGTCTTAAATGCAAATCACGATTACTATTCATATCGAGAACAATGCCGTATGCTTCATCGTTAAATACAAACATTTTTGCTTTTGTGTAACCGTGCAATTCTAAGTATCCAGTTGAACCGTTGATTCTTCCGGCTTCTATTGTGTCTCCTATAAGTTTATCACTTTCAACATAACAGTTTGCTGTACCATCATCACTATGTACCTTGATATATCCATAAGTATCTCTTTGGTAGCCGCCTGTTCCCGCTGAAAAACTGCTTCCAGAGATAATGCTTATCATTCCTCCAAAGCCTGTTATGTTATAAAATTTAGCATCACTGGCAGATATGTTTCCTCTGTAATCTGCGTTACCGTTTGCATCTAATTTAAAATTTGTACTGTCGATAACAAGCCTATTTGACTTCAAAATAATCTGCTCTGATGATTGATTTATCTCGCTGCATACATCCCCTTTCGACACTTTGCTACTTATCTGATTCTCAGCCCAAGTAGTCGTAGCATAATTTGTCATATCAGCTTTTGTCTGGTAATATCCCAGTTCTGCACTGTCAGCCTTTAATGTAAGTGCTGTTCTTATGCTATTTTCTTCGTTCTCGGCTCTTTTTACTTCGGCTGTAATTTGTTCCGCTGTGACATTTATTCTACCGCTCAATGTTGCTTCTTCGGCTTTCGCCCTGGTGACTTCCTGTGTAATTGCATCTGCCGTAATTGTCAGTCTGCCCGAAAGTTCTCCTTCGGCATTGCTTGCTCTTATAACCTCAGCTTCAATCTTATTTGCTGTCTGTTCAAATCTTGAACTTGTATTTTCGTCAAGGTCTGTAACCTCTATCAACAGTCCGTCAACACCTTTTTGAATTTTAAGCATTTTTGACTGTAAAGTCATCATTTCTGACGTTTGACTATCTTCGTTTACTCTTAGTTTATTTCCCTTGCTTTCAAACGTATCTTTTAACGCTTGTACTCCTGCCAATGTCCTTGTAAATATAGGCGAACCTACATCGTCATTGTTTTTTGTCAGAATATAATAATCGCCTGTTTCTAAGTACGGCAACCCCTCTAAAGTTGTTGTGTTTGGTCTGTATGTAATTCCTTTTATTTTTACAAATATATTTTGCCCGATTTTTGTTAAATCTTCTGAGGTCTTATTGTATATCAAAGGATTTCCAGTAAGCATATAAGCATTATCTTTTGTTCCTACAACTTGACCAACATTATCACTATTGCTTTTTACTATAACACCCGTAATAGCTTCTGTTTCATATTCTTCATAAGCTACAGAAATATAATTAGCTTCGTTTTCTTCTGCACTTAAAAGCTCATAATTGCTTTCTTCGGGGTATAAATCCTCAGATGGGTACAATGTTTCTTCGGGATATAACCCCGCACTTGTCAATTGAATTACTTCAAATTTTCCATCACGATTTATTTTTCCAAATCCAGCATTTAATTCACAAATGTATTTTAGTATATCTGTGCCGATGATTTCACCAGTATCGCTAGCATCAAATGTCCTTTCGATAGTTACATCATCATTTATTAAATCCTGTTCTATAAAAGAAATGTTCAAGTGATTTAAAAGACTTTCTCTTAGTTTTTTTAATGTTGTTTTTGCGTAAATACGCTTCGTGGTTGTTTTCCTTTTACATTGATACACTTCAACCCAACGATACAATTCGTTATCTTCGTCTTTACTTGTATCTTGTGCTTCATACAATTTACCTGTTGATGTATCAAGATATGTTGTGTCATATGCTTCTTCGGGTACTGCACCATTTAAGAAAAAAGCTATCCAAGGTGGTTTTGTTCCCGAATTATCAATATAATAGTCTCCGTGTTCCCATAGATCATCAATATCGCCAACTGCCACTAATTCCTCATATTGTGATACAACATAAAAGACTTTATTATACCACTCAGAAACATCTATTTGTGCATCGTATAAAGCATCATAAGCAACAATTTTTCTGTAATCTTTATCATCGACTTTTTTTGCAGAGTCAACACGATATTTACCCATTTTTACAACTGCATCTTTACCATCATTTACAAGTAACTTTGCAGTAAACTCTACTCCTGCAAGCTGATTGTTTTCAAGTTCCGATACCTCAAATTCACATGAGGATGCAATACAGCCGCCAAGTTGTAAATCCTCACTATCACATATGCTTTCTTTAATTGTCACGCTTTCTTGATGTAGTGTTTCATTTGTAATTTTAAAATTCAAATCAGGAAAATAAAATTCATAGTCATTAAAATAAGTTCCTCTGCCGTAAAAGCACTCTTTTTCACTATCTGTAAGATTAAGCATTGTCTCACCTCGCTAATACTCTATTAACTCAAATGTCGTAGGCAAATATGTCGGTGTTCCCTTATATGTACCGCCGTATTTCCATTCAACATCGGGTATATAGAAAAATCCTGTTTCGTAATCGTTAGTCCATTCATTAAAGTACCTAACACGAACTTTCTTTTCGGGTGGCTCTGCACAATCCTTTTGTTTCATGGCTTTGCGTATGATAGTCATAAACTTTTCTTTTTTGTCATAATTCATATAGACCGTTGAAAAAGATATGCCATCACGCATATGCTTTAAAACATTTCTCTTTAAATGACCGTTTGCGTTGACATAACTGTCTAAATCCTGTGCCCTGTCAGCGGTGATACTTAAATTATCTGCCGCTATGAATTGGTCTATTTTTGTGTATTCGTAATTTCCACCGCTATATCCTGTAGCAATAGAAACAAGACCCTTACTCTTTGAAAATGCCATAATTCTACCTCTAACTTTTTAAGGTTAATGATTTTTTGTATCAAAAAAGGACAGAATATGTAGTTCTGCCCTTTATTATCATATCTATGTATCACATAATTTCATATCATGCACAATAACTCATAGCATATTTCTTGACTATATTCTCAAATATTGCTTTAAGTTGTGGCTTTTCGTATATAATTGCAATTTTTGTAGTTTCCTGTTTAATAGCAGTCTTTGTATTGCCTGCCTTTTCCATACGCTTTTTCTTATTATCCTGTAATCTTTTAAGACTGCAATGTGCTGTTGTTTCCAGTTCGCCGTAAAGCTGATTATAAAGTGTCTGATAGTCAATGTTACTCTTGATTGATATTTCACGAACCCTTGAATTTATTTCAGCTTTCCAATCTCCTATAGGCTGTGTAAATATCTCTTTCATGTTATCAACTGTCTGCTCAACTTTATTTATCTGCTCTGCCTGTCGTTTTTGTTCAAGCTGTTGCTGTGCTACTGACTGGAAAATTGTATTGAACATTTTAAGTTCGGGTGACAACTGGGATATATCAATAACTTTTTGTTTTACTTTTTCTTCTACAGTCGTAAAATACTCCCTTGCCTGTTCTGCTTTCTCTGAGTTGCCTTTAACAGATAACTTCTTAGCAAAATGAGCAGTGAGTTTGTAATCATCAGCAAAGTTACCTCTTCCCTGTTCATTCTTCATTGATGAAGAGTAAAAATAATCCTCATTTTCTGTAGCAAATGCATTATCAAGAATGTTTGTTTTAACCCACCTTGAATAGTTTTGTGGTGCAAGTTCTAAGAATGCATATAATTTTTTAGCTGTTGTCATACCCTCGCTGTCAATGTCAAGTGCAACTTCAATAGGTGTTCTCATATCTATTACATTATTTATCTCGTTCATTATGCTGCACCCCCTTGTATATTGCGTTCTTGTTTCATACTTTCCATGTACGGTGTAAGAAAAAGGCTGTCAGTGTCAATTTTTCCATTCTTCAAAACCATTGCATAGAGCATAACATTTATATTTCTCAATGTTTCATATTCGTAATTGTCTGACAACTGTTTGGCAAGGTCGCAAAGATTATCCCTTAACGCTACATTTACCCAGTCTGTAGTATGTCTGCGATACAATTCTTTGACATTTCCTTTCATTTCTTTAAGAGTTATAAGCGAACTACATCCGTTCACCATGTCAATGATTTCTTTCCTTGTTTTCTCTAAGTCTAACTGATATTCCATGCGGTCTGCTTTTTCTTCTAATTCTGCTTTTGTCTTAATATTCTACCTCGCTTTCGAAATTTGCCTTGAAATGAGATAACTCCTATGATAGAATATTTCATAGAGAGTTATCTCGGTCTTAGAGTGTTGGTTTTGCTTGGTCGGCGGTCAACACTCTATTTTTCTTTGTCTAATTCAGATTTTACCATCTTTATTCCTTTGTTGATGACGTCTGTTCTTGTTATTTTGAGTTTCTTAGAACACTCTTCCAAGATGTTATTCATTTCATCATCAAGACGAATTTCAAATCTGTTACGCTTAGACTTGTCGGATTTTATCCTCGGAGACACATTATCACTTCCTTTCTTGTCCGTACAACTATAATATACCTGTACGGACAAGAATTGTCAATACCTTTTTAAAAATTTTTCAAGTTTTTTGATTGCACTAAAAAAGACGGATATTAAATCCGCCTTGTGGTTTTATAAAATTTAATTTATTCTTTTATCAATTTAGCATAATGTAAATCCAATGCAACATCTTTTGTTTTTTCGCCAGTAAGAGAATTTTCAGTATCTCCCATTCCGTTAAAAACAGTATATGCTTCGATAACATCACCCTCTAATATATTAAGGTTATCATCATTTGTCTGATAATCATACAGCCAAACAAATTTATCATAATCTTCCTGTTTTTCTTTCTTGTTATACACATATGCTTTATAATACTTGTCACATCCTGTTTTTACGCTGTCGTTTATTACATCACTAATGTAAAGATTAACCTTAAAGCATTGTCCATCATATTTTTTAGGCTCTCTTGCAACCTTTTTGTACGGAAACGATACACTTTTATTCTTCATTTCTTGTAAAGTATAACTTTGTTCTATTTGCTTCATATCATCATCTGAGTTATCATTCCCGATTACCGACAATACATAAAGTGCTATTACAATGCCGACTATCGTCCACAATATATTATGTTTTTTCTTACCATTATTCATTTTTTTAACACCTACTTTTTATTTAACTTTTACCTTGCAAGTTGCTGTGCAACCACTTTTCATTTTTAAAGTTATCGTAGCTTTCCCTTTTTTAACAGCCAAAACTTTTCCTTTTTTATTGACTTTAGCAACTTTTTTGTTGTCAGTAGTCCAACTTTTCAATACATCAGGATAAGTTCTTTTCTTTATTTTTAATTTCAGCTTTTCACCTACTTTTAAAGTTTTGCTCTTGCATGATATTGAAACTGTTGCCTTTAATTTAGGTATTTTCTTTATTTCTACTTTTGAACAAGTATAACAATGTCTTGTCTGTTTTCCACTTTTAAAAATTGTAGGTTCTACACTTTCATCCCACAATGTACTCCAACTACTCCAATCATGCTTTGTGTCATCAACTGGAATATCCTTGTATTCTCTTTGAGAGCAATTATAACAATATCTGCTTTCCTGTCCTTTGTTTAAACAGTCAGCTTCTGTCCACACTTCCCAATTAGACCATAAATGTGAGCCGTCACCTTGTCTTGCTTTTGTTTCTTCTTTGTAACATTCAGTGCAATATCTTTCCCACTTTCCATCCTCACATAAATAGCCATCAGCTTTCCACTCCGTCCATTTATGTATTCTTGTCGCTGGAACAGTCACTTTCTTAGAATCCCCACAAATAGAGCAGTCATACCAATTATAACCCGCCTCAGAACATGTGGGTTTTTCACTAAAACTAGAATCTAAAACCCATCTGTGATTACATATTGCATAAGATGTAGTATAGGTACTGGAAATAACAAGAGTTGCTATCCCTAAAAATGCTACAATCTTTGTAAAAAAACTTTTTCTCATATCCGTTCACACTCCTTTTCAATATTTGCTATATCATACCACATTTAGCACAATATAGCAATATTTCTAAGTGAAAAGAGGTTTGCCGTAACGCTTTTTGTAATTACTGTTGGCATTTTGTGTTATCTTGACTATATCACCCTCAGAAACACCCTCGACATAAAGAGGTGTGCCGCTACTGTTCATACGGTTTATACTTGATACAAGACTTGTCAAAACAGGTGTCATAACATTATATACTGCGTCTGACACACCTTGCGATACTGACGCAACTATTTGGTCGTTGTTCATAACCGCAGTATGACCTTTTAATGTACTTACAAGCTCAGGACCTTTTTCTCTTGCTACAAATAACTGCCCCATATTCGGCATACCGCCGCTTGCATATTTTGCTATGTTGTGCCACGAACCATTTTCAAAAATACCGCCTTTTGCTTTCTTTTTAGGTTTGCTTCCAGTCGAAATTTTATTTAAAAAATCAGAGAGATTGTCAGTGAAATTGTTTTTCATCTTAAAAGTAATCTCTACATTCCTTTTTATTGTACTTTTCTTGCCTATATCAGTTAGCAACGGATTTTTCACAACTTCCTTTAACTTGTCTCCATTTTTTACATTTAGCTTTATATTTGCATTTTTAGTTTTAAAATCGTCATAATCCTTTTTTGTTTTATCAAAATTTTTACCTTTTTTGGCATTTGCGGTAACTTTAACTTTTTTACTCGTTATACCGTCAATATCTTTTTTAGTCTTTTCAACTCCTTTGGAATTTATAGATACAGTAGCTTTTTTGCCTGACAATTTATCGGTTTCTTCCCCAACACCTTTTATAGCGTCTTTTTGTTTGTTGGTGCTAGTAGTATTACTGTCTACCTTTTTTGTATATTTCTCTACATAGTCAGAAGCTGTATTATACTTTTCATTGAGTTCTTGTTGTGTGTCTTTAAGTGCCCCAAGTCCCTTTTTGTGGTTTTTATAAACTGTTTCTTGTTTTTGTAATGCCTGAGCAAGTTTTGGTACTTCTGCACGCAATTTCCACATTTCCTTATATTCAGAGTTGGTCATTACAACTGAATCACTTATACGCTTTGAATTTTTTTCCTCAAGCTCATTCAATCTTTTTGTCTGATTTGCAAGATTTATTCTCTCGTTCTTTAAGACTGCTCCCGCTTGCTTACTCTTTTTTGTTGCTTCTGTTATCTTTTTTTCATTCTCATAAAGTTTGTTACCTATATCTGCAAGGTCTTTTTGCGCCGCTTTCGCTTTGTAATATTCTTTTGTTTTCTCAACAAGTTTTTTAAGCTGTTTCCAACTACCCTTGTATGCTCCTGTCTCTTTATCCACATTCTTTTTTAAGCCCGGTAGTTCTTTTGAAAGTTCTTTTGACATTTTCTTTAAAATTGCCTTTTCAGCTTTTGTCTTGTTGACCTTTTTTGAAAGTTTATAATAAGCACTTGCTAAATTTTCAACTTCTTTGCCTTTGGCTTCTGCGTTTTCGTCTCTTTCTTCAACTTTTTTTAATGCGTCTTTAGTTTTGTTGACAGCTTTTTCACATTCTTTCGCTGATGAATTTAAGTCACCTAATGCCTTATTAGCTTCTGACATATCTAACTTTATTTTTTCATCAGCCTTGCTTTCTACATAGTTATAGAAAGCTACCAATGCTGCCGTTGCCGCCGCTATTCCAACTATGCCTACCGAAACACTTAAACTTGTTAAGCCTGCTTTCGCTATAAGTCCTTTAAGCCCTGTTTTGATAGCTGTGCTTATTCCTGCGTCTTTTGCGATTTCAAAACCCATTTTTTCAGCTAAAAAAGCCGCCATTTTCTTAGAAACTTCGCCAGCAATAAACTTTCCTATGCCTGTGAATTTTACCAATGCAAATGCCGCTAATAAACCTGTCTCAATAGGTGCTTTTGAAAACGAACCTTTCAGAGCACTTCCTATTGCACTGACCAACGCTTTTGCTAAACCTAATAAGCTCCAAGTAACCTTACTAAAATCAATAGCAGATATAAAGTCCCCAATGCTTTGACCTACTTTTTTCCATTCTACTTTTTTGAGTGCAGTAGTTAATGTATCTGCAATGCCTTTTATGCCATCACTTAAACTTTTGCCAAGTTCTTGCCAACCATTAAGACCGGTCTGTTTGTTTTTCTTATTCATTGTCTTAAAGAAATCGTTTATTCCTTGTCCCAACGCTTTTCCAAGACCTTTGAAATCAAAAGTTGTTATTGCTCCAAACGCTGTCTCAATAGCCGCCCTTAACTTACTTGCCATTGATTTAAAGTACGACTGCAAAACTCCTGTTTTGATAGCTGAATTAAGAGTTTTCGACAAACCTTTTCCAAGATTTACCCAGTTTACTTTTTTAAAGAAGTTTGTTTCAGCTTCAAGTGCGGCTTTAATAGAATTGCCGATAGCTTTTCCTAAACCTTTCCACTTGAATTTTTCAACAAAACCATTTAAAGAAGTACCCATAATTGAGGTAATCTTTTTCAAGCCTTTAGCCCATTTGCTTGTATTTTTATTCACCCAGTCAATGCCCTTATTTAAGGTTGTCGCAAGTGCTTCACCGATTTCTGTTCCGTCACCTGTGTCCCAAGCTGTTGTAAATAATTTTTCAATCTTTTCTTTGAGGTTATCAGCATCACTTGTCATGCTTTTAAACGCTTTATTCCAGCGTTTTTCATAATCCTCGACAGCATTTATAAGAGCATCAGATAATACGCCGCTAACATTTTCTGTGCCGTTTTTATCCTTGTCACTGTCTTTCTTAGATGTTTCATTTGTCGTAAGATTATTTAACTTATCAAATCCCTGTAACTGCTTATTAAACTTTTTCTGTGCATCTGCCGCATCATTTATACTATCTGCCGCATTGTCGGCACTGTCTGATACATCGTCATAGGTATCTGATGTGTCACTGCCTGTTGAACCAAGACTGCTATCAAACTTTAAACCAAACAAATCACCGATATGTTTCATTAAGTCTTTAACAGCCATTGCCATTGCATTTAACCACGGTAATACTTTTTGTATGACAGGCATAAATAATCTTGATAACATCAAACCACATTGCTTAATGTTTGATTTTAACATTCTAAACTGGTTTGCTGGTTGATTTATTGTGTCTGCTAAGTCGCCCCATGCTACTTTAGACTGCTGTAACATAGTGATAACACGCAAATACTCTTTCTCAGCCTGTGTCATATCAGAAACATTTTTCTTAACACCTAGCCCAAGTGCTGTTTCCTGTAATGCTGCAACTGATATGTCCATGCCGTATTTTTTGACAGCCATTGCCGCACCCGAAAGACCACTTGAAAAGTTTTTCATAACGGTGTCGAGTGGCATATTTGTTAATGAGGACATATCCCCAGCAAGCATTGTCATGGCTTTTGAGGTTGCAATAGATGCCTCACCCATCATTCCGACAGAGTTTGTCATTTGTGCGATTTGAGCTTCAAAGTTTGTTATCTGTGTAATGTCAAGTCCAAGACTAGCTGTACCTGTGTCAAGTAAATCTCCATCCTTGCCAATCTTATATCCTGTCATTTTACCTGTAAGCGTTGTAAGCCTGTCCTCAAAACTATTTGCGTAACTTTCAGCATCATCATAGCCGTATTTTTTATAATTGCCTTTATTTTCCTGTGCAATCTTATCTATTGCCTTTTGAAAATAGTTGTATTCCTCTACATAGTCACTTGATATGCCAAGAACTTTGCCAAGTGCCCCGGCAACCCTCGACAGCATCATGTACTTGAAATACAGCGTTGCAACTGAATTTCCTAATTTACTAATTTGACCGAGTGCAAGTTTTAAAGGTGATTTCATGTTACGGAAATTCTTAGCGAAATTCAGTGTTGCCGCACTAGCATTTTTAATCTTACTGATAAAATTAGAAAAGCCTGTTGCCGCACTCTTTAATGTACTGCCAAAACTTTTTGTCGAGTTTTCACTTTCTGTCAGTCTAGCTTTGTACTCTGCAAGTTCTTTTTCGGCTTGATTAAGTTGCTGATACAGTTTATCAAAATTTGTATCACCGAAGCCAATACCTCTATTTCTCATTTGCTCTATAGCAAGATTTAATTTCTTTATTTTTGTTTCGAGGTTGTCCGTTGATTTTATGTCGGTATCAAGTCCTAATGCTTTTTGATTTAAAGCCGCTTTATACCGCCTTGCTTCATCTTCTAACTTGATTAAAGCCATTTTGGCAGTGTCCCATTCAGAAGTCCCCATGCCTTTGCCACTAGTTTGTATATTAGCAAGATTGATTTTAGCCTGTGAAATTCTTTCGTCATATCCTTTTAAAGCACTGCTCGCACCTGTGATTTTTATTCTCTGCTTATCTAATTCTTCTCTAACTCGTCCAAGTTGATAAATGGTTTCGTTATAATCAGCACTTCCGACTAACTTTTTCCCAGCAAGCTGATTTGATTTTTGTACTAATTTGCTTTCTTCTGCTTCAAGTTCCTTAATAGATTTGACATTCAAATCAAGGTCAGCAGCCGCTTCTTTTAAGGTATTTTTATACCACTTAGCTTCTGCTACAACTTTTTGTAAAGCAATACTAGCATTGTCCCATTCCTCAGTACCCATGCCCTTGCCACTTTTTTCGACCGCTTTAAGGTCGGCTGTGGCTTTCTTTATTCTTTCGTCATATCCCTCTAATGCTCCTGCTGTTCCCTCTCTCACTTCTTTTTGCATTTTAAGGAGTTCTGCTTGACTATCCCAGCCTGTATGTTTAGGTAGTGTGTCTGCGGATATTTTTTCTATATTCTTCTGATAAGTGTTTACGGCTTTTTTTATTTCACTTTCAGGCGGTATCATTATTGCTGAATTACTTGCATCTTCTTTCACGAAGCCTTTTTGTGAAGCCTGCTGTGCTTCTGCAATTTTGACTTTTAAAATATCAAGTTTATTTATAGTTTCCTGTATTTTATACTCTAACCCGTCAAAAGAAGTACTTTTGATATTTGCTTTACCTCGATTTAAAAATTCATCTTCTTTCAAAAGGAGTTTGTCAAGGTCGGTAGATAGTTTACTATATTGTTTTTCAAGTTGTGTAGTCGTGCCATTGAATTGTGCACCTCTACCTGCATTTGCATATTTTTTCTGTAGCTCTGCAATAGCTTCTAAGCCTTGTTTAACATCGACTTTAATCTCAGTCTTTGTTTTCTTCTTACCGACATTGTCTACAGTTTTTCCTAAGTCCTCTACCTCTTTAGTAACAGTTTTCAAGCCACCGACTTTAGCAAGGTTTTCAAGGTTTTTGCTGATGGAAGTAGTGTTTATACCGCCTAAAGTTTTTGAAAAACTCTGCAATTTGCTTATAAGACTGTCAAGTGCTTTTTCTGCTGACTGTGCTTCTGCCGATACTTTTAATTCCAAGCTATCTAATTCCATCAAATCACCTCATTCTATATCTCTTTTAATTTATTAAGTGTCACCCAATAACCATCGTTTGTAAGACCGAAGTTATTTTGCATTTTTACAATATTTACTACACTTCCTTTTTTGACAGTTCCTTTTTTGTTTGTTGCTGAAATTTTTGCCGAACTTCTCAAAGTAGCATTTTTAGTAACTCTTGCTTTGAATTTATATCCTGCTGTTATAAAGCGTTTAAATTCAATCCACTTTTCGTTACTTGTGCCAATAAAAGGTGCAGGACATTCTTTACCGTTTACATCCCAGTGTCTTATAACTGTTTTTGCGTTAGGGCACTTACTTTGAATGTATTTAACAAGTTTTCTTGTCGCATACATCTGTTCCCAGTTTGTTTTTAAGCACATATCACACAATTCAATAGACACCGAGTTTGCGTTTGTGCATTTGCCAAAATAAGCCGCTTCGCCTTTTCTGCCGCTTTTATGGTTGCCACCTACCGCCCATGCTGTACGGTTCATTGCTATTGACTTGCCGACTTTTCCTTTTTTATCAACAAAGAAATGTGCTCCTGCCTGTCTTGTATTGCCATTTGCAAAATAATCAAGATTATTCTGTGCTACATCTCCTTTATTGCCTGTGTAATGTATGACAATGTATTTGATATTACTTAATGGTCTTTTATTCCCATAACTAATGCTTTTTGCATATTTTGTAGTCATTTTCATTGATTATCACCTCAAAAAATAAGACGGTATGCTTCAATCACACCGTCTTTAGTCAGGGCTTTCAGGAAGTCCGCTTTCTCTTAGTAATCTAATCCTTTGTTTCATTTCAAATACAGCGATTTCTTCCTGCCCCTCTTTATTTGAATTATTTTTAATTTTTTCTTCTTTTTCTTCTTCAAGTAAAGGATTTTTAGGATATTTTCCTTTACTAAATGTACAAGCTATTGCTTCGACAACATAATAGCCGTTGAGCCATGAAAGATATTCAGATACTTTTACTTTTTCCTGTTCTTTCTCGCTATACGCTTCTATGTGCATCTCAATAGCTTTCGGGGTCATATGCATAGCTTCTTTATATGTTAATCCTGCCTTTATCGCACTTGGTAAGATATTTTTTTCAATATTTTCTTTGAAACTTAATTTTTCTTCAAATGGTCTTGTGGAACTTTCGGAGTTTTCTTCGGTTCTTCTTCCTCGGTCTGTATCATGTCGTTCAGACCTATCAAGTCTAAAAAACCATCTTCTGCCATCTGTCCCATAATTATTTCCATAACAGCATAGAAGTTTGTTTTATTTTCACTTATATACTGTTTTAACAATGCCTTTGCATCTTCTATTGATGTTACTGTTCCGTCACTATCTGAGCCTGTACCATGATGCTCAAGCAAGCCTGCATAGAACATATGTAATGTTGTTTGTGGAACATTTGACATTCCTTTAATTATATTTTTAATCTTGTCATTCTCGTTTTCTGCATCTGTTGATGATATAAGTTCTAATAACTTTTCTGTGCTCTCAGGATAAAGTGATGCTTCTAATGAGTATTCAAGTTTATAGTCCTTTTTATTGATATTTATAATTTTATACATATTATTTTCCTTTCCCTTACATTTGTAAGAAAGGGGGCAGCCCTAAGACCGCCCCACTTTTAATCATTTTAATTATTCATCGTATGAGTAAGAAGCGGCTGTATCATCACTAACGCCAGCCGCAACAGCCTTTTCACTTCTAGCCGACTGGCGATTTATTTTTTTGTGAGTGTAATTGCCGTTGGATAACCATTTTCATCCTCTGTTACCGCTACAGTGTAATTGTCCTCAATCCACTTAGGTACTGTCTGAACTGATACCGTAGCCGTACCTGTTAAATGGTCTTCTGTTGCTTCATCCGGTGCAAATGATTCCTGTCCTATGAATCCGCAAATGCCCTCTGAACCTTTTCCGTCAGTTCCGTAAAGAATAATGAAATCGAGTTTTTTGCCCTCATTTGAAACCATGTCATCTTTATATGTTTTTTCAAACGCTCCCGGTACTTCCATTGATCCTGCTGAACGTCTACCCATTTCCTGTGTTTCCACCAAATCTTCAAGTGTCGATGTATCGACCATATTTTGTGAGCCGAATGGCGATGGGATAGACTTTGCCCTCATAAGCAATTTATAAGTACCAGCCCAGTATTCACCCTCTGCTGCGCTTGAATTTGGTTCTTTGTAAGCGATTCTTGATTTTAAACCTGTTGCCATTGTATTACCTCCTAATTTTGCGTAAAAAAATAAGAGCTATAAAAGCTCTATATAATATCATTCCAATCAAAAGTTCGTGACGCTCTAAAAGTTGCTGTGTAAACTTTATTTTCTTTTCTAACAAAAGGCATAGGATTTAAAGTAAATGCCATCTGCTTAAATTTATCAGCTATCTCATAAGCAATATTCAAAGCCTCATTTCTACTTTTGTTCGTTGTGATTGTAACCTGTGTTGTGTAAAGTACTGTATCAATATTTATCTTTTCTAAATCTGCCACTTTCTCTAAAGGTTGTACAGATTGTATCAATACAGTTGGAAAAATTGCGTTTCCGTCAGCTTCTTCTTCATTTGTAAAACGAATTTTCGGATATTTATTTTTCAAGCTATTTTCAGCTCTTGCTTTAACGATAGAAAAAATAGTTCTTTCTAAGTTATAAGCCCATTCAGTTCTTACTTTCATCCGAACACCTTCTTTGCTACTGATATGTAATCAGTAATGATTTTTTGATATGCCTTTAAAACAGGCATTGTTGCTTCAACACCATGCGTCATTACAAGTGCTCCTGTTTCGTCATAATATCCCCACACTTTCTGAACACCATGACCGACACCGTATGAGCCAATTAAAAAACCAAATTCCTGTCCTTTTGGATGTGGGCTTGTTCCTGCTTCGCCGTTGTAATAAACACCAGCTCCAAACTCAATAAAAAGAATTTCTTCGCCCTCTACAACAAGATTTGCCTGTGCATAACTTCCAAAGTTATTAAGTCGTACATATGTGTAATGTTCAGTGTTTGAGCCACTCCTTACACCTTTGCTATCAAAAGTGTAGCCTGCTTCGGCTACATTAGTTTCTATAACAGGTATGCCAACTTCTGCAAGTGCTTTTACAAGTTCTGTCGTTTTATTCCTTAGCCATTGTTTATAGCTTTTAAGCTGTCTTATAGCCTTTTCTACAGACTTTACCGACAATCCTAATGCTATTGTTTGCTTAGACATAATCACCTACTTTACAACCGCTTTAAGCACATACTTTGTTGACTTCAAAGCCGGCTTAATTCCAACAATAGTAAAATCTGCTGATGTTTCGTCCACTACTTCGTTTTCTCCGTCAGTAAATTCTACTTCGCTATCAAGCCATATTAAATCCCCTTTCTTAAGCGGAAATTTGTTTCTGTCTGTCAACATGATTGCGTCATAGTCAGCAGTATCAAAGCCAAATTCTTCAATCTTTGCTTCGCCACCGCTGAAAGCTATGTTTGCTTTAAAGTCAACTGGTTTAGAAAAGCCAATTACTTCGCCAATAATTTTCGGAATTTTATTACCCTCATCATCAAGATAAGGGATAAAATTGCCCTCATTATCAGTATATCCCTCGTAAAGTATGTTACCCTCGTCGTCTTTTTCATAGATTGTTATTCGTTGTCCCTGCTGTGAATATTTCATAGCCTGTTTATTTATATCAAGCATTTGTTTTTCCTTGCTTATAAATCTGATTTATACCGGTACTGGACAATCCCGAAACAATTCCGACAGCAATAGCATTGAGAATGTCACTTGCTGGAAAATCAGGTATGATATACATACCAATAACGCCCAAGACTGCTCCTGCTATGCCTACAATAACCGGAATAAGGTTATCTTTTATCTGTGGTATCTGCTTTGCCGCATACCCGATAAGATATGTAATCACGACAATGGCAACTACTGTTGATACTGATGTTATATCCATTAGTCTTTACCTCCATTCTTTAAATGAATTTCTTGTATTTCGTTATACATTTTGGTTACCATGCCATTACCGCCAAGTGCGTGATATGCGTTATACATTTCAACAAAATTGTCATACGCATAAGAGGGCATTTCACCAATTTTCATATACTTATCGTGGTATTCGATAAGTTGTACACGCAATAGCAACATAGTTCCTTTGCTATTTGCGTCTTTATCATTTTTTTGTTGTTTTAGAAGCCAAACAATATAGCCCAAAAAAATCGGTAATGCTATTATATATGTTTGTAATAAAATATCTTGCATTTTATATCTCCTGTATAATTTTGATACACCGCCCACCACCCTTTAAAGTGTATCGCCTGCACCATTTTCGTGACCTCACGTATATGGTACGCACAATCTTCTTTTTAATGTTTATAACATTTTTACAAAAGGAAATACCCCGACAAATAAGCTGTCTCTGTCTTTCCATGTTCGACTTACACCATTTTCGCCAAAACTTGCCATAAATTCTTCGCCCGCCTGTGAATGGTCATACACAACAAGATTAACGATAACTCCCTCGAACTGTTTCAAGTCCTCTGTTATCATTTTTTCCGTGTAGCTGTCGGGGTAATTTCTCCTGTTCTTAACATCTTCTGTAGCCTGTTTAATAAGCTGTTCAATGAGCAAATCATCTTCTTTGTTATCAAACACGGCTACATCCTTTGTTGTATCATCTTCATTTGTGACAGTTTCCATATGAAATTGTTTAAGTCTGATTTTGACTTGTGCTAAAATCGTATATTCTGCTTTGTTCAATTCCATATTTAAGCCTCACTTTCTATTCTACAACAATCCAATCCTCTGCAAGCATATCAGCCTGTGATGCAAGCCAGCCCATCTGTACACCAGATGTTCCGACAAAAGCAATTGCTTTATTACCTATCGCATCATGTTCGCAATTTACAATTTCATCATCTCCTGTTTTATAAGAGATGCCTGTTGCCAACTGAATATACTGTTTCTTGCCATTCCAACCTTTTCGTGCAACTTTCTGTCCTGTTTTTAATCTACGGATTGCTTCTCCGAAAGTAAAAGTATGCACATCTAAATGAATTTCTTCATCTTCTGCCACTTTCCAATTTTCTGATGCAATATTAGATAATGTATAAAATACATCTTCTGTTTCTCTTATATCCAATACATTACCATCTTTACAATACATTTTTACTGTATTATCTTCCCTTACCCAGTAGCCACTCCAACTAGGTAATTTTATTTTTTTACCCTGTTTCAACAACTCTAAAGCATCTATGAATTCCATATGATTACCTCCTACAAATTGAATTTCTCGATTAACATACTTTTCAAATCAGCACCGCTAAAACTGTCAGCATCTAAAATTCCGTTTTCAGATGCAAGTGCCTGTAGGTCGGCAGTGCTCATACGATTTATGTCTGTTTTGGTATAAGCAAAAGAAGCCCCCTGTTTATCTTCGGGAACTTCTTGACCTGCGTTATACCATTTTCCGTTGTACTTAATAGTGTGTGTCGCTTTCATGTAGCACCTCCTACATTACTTTCATTACTACAACGCTGTCCATGCCCTCAAAAGTAGGCAATCCAATCATAGATACTACACAATGAGTATTGATAGGATGATTTGTAGCATATGTGTAAACAGCGATACCAGTTTCCACAATAGAAAGATTTCCGTCTGTAAGACTTCCACTTCTTTCCTCAGGAGTTCTGCCAAACACATAATCTCCGAGATACACACCGCCCGATTGAGCACAAATAACACCTGTCGGTACAAAATATTTTGTCTGACCGTCTGCTGGGTCGATGTAAAGTTTGTCGTAAACTTCAATCTCAATGCCATAGCCTTTCAGATAATCAACAACCTGTCCCTGCTGTACTCTAATACCACCTTGATATGCCGCAATTCCAAGTACCTGCTTCTTTGTGTCCTCAGCTTCAAGAAGTTTCTCAAAAGTTTCTGTATTCATAGTAAATCTTGTCAGTGAATAACCTGTTTTCTTTGCAAATGTTCTTCTTGCCTGTATAAGGTCGTCGAGGGGTGTTGCCGTTGTCGGCGCATCCCACTTATCAGCTGGCGTCTGAATTTCGATAAAATGGTCTTTCTTATGTTCCACTCCACTGTCTAATGTATATTCAACATTGTAGTTCTTTCCACCAATCGTAACCGGAATTTTTGGAACTCCATCTGCTGGTGCTAACAAGTTCCAAATCTGACGCTCAGGGACTACTAACGCTCCCTCAATGAGGTTCATAGGCTTCTTGCTAATTTCTCTAAGTACCTGATTTGCAAGGCTAGAGTTTTCAGCACTTTGATAGTTTGCGTACTCCTGTTCTTCTTCCTCTGTGACCATATAACTTTCACGATAGAACGGCATTTTGTTCTGAATGTCGGAGAAACCACCTGCATCTCTTAGCTCTGCCTGCGCATCAAAGTTAGATGCCTTTAACGATACTGGAAGTCCACTTTTGCCTTTGATAAATCTAAGTTCAAGTGAATCCTGTTTTCTTGTTCCAAACTTCTGTCTGCCAAGATAAGGGGCAGAACCTAAAGTTTTTTCATAATTATTCCACATTACACCAAGACTTCTCGCTGTAAATGCTTCTGATAATGGTAATGCTGCCATAGTTCTATTTACCTCCTATTATTCGCCTGCTAATGCTGTTGCACCGTAAAAAGTTACTCTAGGTGTTGCCTTTCTAGCCGCTTCTGCGATTGAAAGTCCTTTCACTTTTTCCCAGTCGATAGTTCCCTGATATACATATGTTCCTGGTGCGTCACCCTGCGTTACATCTACATCTTTAAGCAGATAACCTACGCAATCCTTGTCATTGCTAGGGAATGGTGTTCCCGCTTTAACAATCTTGCGGCCATTTGTGTCCGCATCAGCTACCATCGTCTGCGGTACTATGCACGCCGCACCCTCATAAGGGAAAAATTTCAAAATCCCTTTACTTTGTGTGAAATCTCTTTCAATAGGTTTTCCCATTGTTTACCTCCTATAAAACATATTCATTTTTTGCTTCATTGTTGGCTGATGCTTCTCCGAAAGTTATCTTTTCGGCATTTTCAACATCTGCCGGTTTTTCAGTTCCTTTATCACTACCTGCACTGCTGCCGCCCGGATTTGTCGTATTGTTTGCAATCTCCTGTTCCTTAGCCTGTGCCGCAGCGGTTTCTTTATCAGAGATAATTTTTCCGAGTACTTCGTAGTCAAAACTGCCGTCATCTTTGATAACCTGTGCCGCCTGTTCAGCAGAAATGTTAAACTTGGATGCTGCATTGCTTCTCTGATTCGCAATAGCTTGTGTCTTTTCAAGTTCTGCGATTTTTGCATTTGCAGAATCAAGGTCTTTTTGCAGTCTTTCCGAATCGGATAAATCCTTATCTTTCATGGCTGTGTATTCCTTTTCCAACTCACGCAGTCTTGTCAGATCTTCACTGTTTTTGTTTGCTTTTGCGTTTGCTGCCTGAACATCCTTACTATTCTCAGCAATGATTTTTTCAATCTGTTCATCAGTCAAACCCATAGCTGTCAGTTCTTCTCTCTTCATAAATTACCTCCGTTATGTCCTACGAATTTTTATACGGTGCAACGACACCGGGTGACATTGCCGATTTATACGCTCACGGCATTGCGAATTTTTATAAAATAAAAACAGCTACCAATTACTCGATAACTGCTTTATTTTTGTTATTATCATTATTTACTTCATTGTTACTGTTCATTTGTTGCATTATTTCTTGTGCTTTCTGTTCCTGTGCTTCTACATCATCAATAGTTTTCCATAAATTATCTATGTACGGCTGTGATAACAAGAATGTCTTTTCTGCATCTCCCCACAATCCTACTGTTTTTATTGCTATAAGCGGATGTATGCCGCACTGTAAAAGCTGTAACAATGTCTGAGCCTTAGTGTACATATTATCTTGGGGGCTATGATTTATCTGTACATCAAAATCTCTTAATGTTATACCTAAATCATGGTCTTTAATACGAATAATATTTAAAGCTACTTTAGCAAGCCGTTTTTCTGACGACTTAACAATCGGGTCTTTTAACTTTGCTCTAGTTTTAGAAAAGTCCCATCCATTTCTTAGCTGTACAGCCCCTTGCGTATCGCCGCCGCTGTTATTGTTATTTTTGTTTGGTATAGCCAAAATAGATAATGTATTGTCCCACAAGTCATCTTTTGCAACTTGACATTGTGTTTGATTAAGTTCTTGCGTCATAATGTCAACATCTGATTTATTATCTTTATTGATTGATTTGACTGCTAATGCGTGACTTTGTTTCATTTTTTCAAATGTTTCTTCGTCAATCTCGCAATTTATAAACTTAACCCAATACTGAACAAACTGTTCAACTCCATCCATTCTGTTAGACTGCATATTGTTAATTGCATCTAACATATCAATAACAATTTCAATGTCAGACAATCTTTCGTGATTGTTTGGAAACTCAACGATAGGAATACTGCCAAAACCATGTAACTTCCATTCAGAAACAACGCCGTCTCTAATAATACATGAGTTTGTATTTGTGTAGCACAACTTGTAATAGTTGCCCTCAAAGTCCTTTAATTCTTGTACCGCAAGCATAGGTTCTTCTGTACTTAAATTGTAAATAACAAAAGTATTCATGGGTGTAGGACACACAATTCTGAATGGTATGTCACCATCAGAAAACTGTAATGCTTTAAATGATGTTCCTGTTGCCGACTGCCATTCACCCGACTTAATGTCTTTTTCTTGTTTATTTGCATCTGACATATAGTCGTTAAGTTCATCAACGGCATTATTTACGGCATCGTCATCTTTTCTACTCACAAATTGTACCGGCTCCCCATAGGTTTGTCCGACTTTGAATTGCACTATCTCATATGCATGATTTTCTACAATTTTGTTTATAATATCATCATTTGCAACTTTTGTTCTGTATAGTACCGGTTGGTCGCCTTTGTAATATCGCCACAAATAATCTGTTATAGTTTTGTTATAATAGAAATTTCCGATAACATCACCGACAACCTTTAATATGTTGTCCTGTGTTATTGTCTCCGCAGTAGTATATAATACTTTTCTGCCGTAATTTCCTTTTATAATATCTCTCAGAGGTCTTGTGTTCCGCATATTCCCTCCTAATATAAAACAGCACCGCTAGATGTTTCTCTTTTTGGTAACGGCTTAACTGTTGTTTCATCCCTTGCAACATCATAAATAACTTGCAAATCACATTTTTTGCATTTTGCAATTTTATTTATCGTTGCTCGCCCATCATATGTAGCGACTTTTCGCCTGCATTGAGGACAATATATCATTTTACTTTTCATTCTGTTTTTCTCCGTAAAAAATGCGTACCACCTGTTAAAAAGTGATACGCACTGAAAAGATTTTATTTTATTTCAAAACTTCTATGACTTGTTTCAGTTTAGTAATATTTTCTGCTATTTTTTCTGCTGGAACATGAATGATTTTCCAGTCAAGCCCTAAAGATAATTGTATTATAGCTTCTCTTTCTCCTTTATATACATCTTTATGATACAACGAGCCGTCTACTTCTATAATAATCTTTTCTTTTGGAATAGCAAAGTCAACTTTATATTTCTTTATCTTTTGCTGAGGTATTATGCTGTATCCCAACCTCAGCAATTCGATTGCAACCATCGCTTCTGGAATACTGCCGTATAATTCTTGTCTTATTTCTGCAATTTTAATTGCTTTTTCGTACAAACTAAAATCAAAAACTTGTTTTTTAATTTTGTTTACCGCCTTATCAAATTGTTTTTCTTTCGGAGTTTTCACTTCCAAAAGTTCTTTTGATATTTCTTTTTTCTTTCTTATCGTTGTTTTACAATAATCACATAAATATGTAATTGTCCTAGTATAACAAACTCTTCTTACTATTTTCCCACATATAGCACATGGTATTTTATACAAATATGTCCCACGTCTGCCACGGCTTCCATAATTCGGGTCATATTCAGTTTCTATACCGTCAAGTTCTGCTTCTATTTTACTCATATTGTCTACTGCCTTTCTGCAAACACCTATTTATTATGATATGGGAAAGATAATAGGCTTTTATCTTTGTCGGGAGCTACCCTATCCCATATTTTTTCATATTACAATTATACTACATATAGTAGTGAACTGTCAATACCTATACTGTATATTGTATTTTATTTATTTTTTCAAATTCTTCCAACGCTTTTTTATGTGCTTTTTTACATCCTCTGTCTGTCATATCCATTTTTTTTGAAATTTCTGAAATACTTTTAAATTTTATATATTTTTCATATAAAATTATTTTATGTTTTTCTTTAGGAAGTTTATTTATTTGTTGCTTTATTTTTTCCTTCAGTGCTATATAATCATCTATGATTTCATCAAGTTTTCGTTCCATTTCATCAATTTTAGCTATGTTTGTACCAATTTTGTCTTGGTTAGGACTTGTCATAACCTTTTCTTCATTTTTTACTGCCGATATACTACAAGACAATTCTCTATATTGTGAAATTTCCAGTAATTTATTATTTATCAGCATATTTGATCTATTGATTTGATTAAGATAGTCTTTTGTTGTCATATGTCAATACCTCCTACCGCTACTAAAAGGATTTACAGCCGCTTCAACTTTTGAAATTCTATTTCCTTGAGTTATTCTTAATGCAAAGTTTGAAAAAACATCCGGTACATCATCTAATTGTTTTTTACCCGACACCGAATATCGCTTTAATAATGACATCATTACTCCATATGGCTCGTTAGGTTTATAAAGTGAGGGGTCTTTAAAAATAATGTGCTGTAATATCCAGTTAGAACATTGGAATATCCTTGCTTCTTTATTTGTTTCCGTTGGGGTGTCAGTGATGTTACATATCCAGCCTACGCTCTCAACTCTCTTATTAACTTCCATTGCAACTCTGTCTCCACCAGCATTACGCTCAAATTCGCATTCCTGTACTTTATTATTTACAAGTACACCCGCTGCGTTTCTGTATTGTGCTTCATAATCTGCCGTATTGTCACACACGCAATCAACACAATAATAATCATCACCATATTTTTGAAGCACCGGCAATACAAAATAATCCGTTCCTTTTCCTTTTGTATCACATTGCCCTGTAATAATCTCCGGTTCTCCGTGTGGTAAATTAAGGTATCTGCGTATTTTGTCATCAGGAAACAATAATCCCTCACGCTCAATGGGTTCTTGCTTATACAAACATCTATAAGAGATTTCATCCATTAAAAGTTGTTGGTCTGCAAAGAACTCTTTTGTAAAGCCTCCGTATTCATAATTAAAGTTGCTCTCTCCTGTAATCAGGTCAACATCCGGTACTGCAATCACTTTAACCCTCGGATTTTCCTCATACATATTTTGTATTCTGCCAATAACATCATGTACCGACCACCTAGTAGCAATGTGTATCTCCTTACACGGCTTTCCGTCCGTGTCTTGTGTCTTACGCTGTCTTGCGTCTACTGCATACTTATTCCATAGTTTATCAAGAATAACCGGATTTAAGGCTTCCTCGATGCCGCCTATCATATCATCTACAAGTAAAAATTTACTTGCACGAACTTTACCGGCATTTTTACTTCCTACAGATGCGCATTGCACGCTTGGAAATGGTTTATATTTCCCTATGTTAAACTGTTCCATCTTTGCATTTGTGCTTGTTACTGAAAGTTTTGGAAATATTTCATGCCATGCATATTCCTCGTCATTTGTCACAATGTCGTAAACGCCATCATAATACATTCGTGTAATATCACTGCTATGAGAATAAAACAAACTATAATCTTTTGGAAACCAACCAGCTATGCCCGAATGAAAAAACTTTTCAACCGTACTTTTCCCAGCACCCGGCACTAAGCTAACACATAAAATGTCATATTTATCATCTATCATGCCTTGCAATGCCTCAATAAGCCCAATTTTTACTAATTGCTTTCTTCGTGGCATATAAAATCTGTCTTTAGGCTCTCTTTTTCTCTCTATGTACTGAAAATAACTGTCTACAATTTTGTTTTGAGCTTCATATAATGTTGGTTTATAATATTTATCAATTAAATCATACTCAACTTTATTCTCAAACGCATACTTTTCCAATTTCCATATTGTGCCGCCTGTTTTTTTCATGCAAAAACGCTCTACAAAGTCCTTAGAACGCTTTGTAAGTTGCAATCCATACTGAATATCCTTTTCTGTATTTATTGCCACTCCTGCCGCTTCTATGTATGCATCAATAACACTTTCATCTATTCCATTTTTCTCTATGTAATTTTCATAACTTTGAACTGTTTCTTTAAGATATTTAGATGCCAAAAAAGAAGCACCTCGCTTTCTAGCAAAGGTGCTTATAGACCTCTGCCTATAACTGTTTTAGGGTAGCGACTACAATCAATCTGTAGCCGGTAATACATGTTTACAAAATATTCATTTTCTTGAACGTAAAAAATATTTTTGGGGCTTGAATTGCAAACCAGTCAACCATTTCCTCATTCTTTGCCCATGCACCATCAAACCGATTTGAACTATCAGACAGCCCGCTCTCATTAAGAAAAGCGTGCATAATTTCATGTCTTAAGGTCTTTTTGCGATATGTTTCCTGAGCTTTTTCGTCCATGCCTACAAAATATTTTTCTTCGGACATATCGGCAACTACAATCAACTTGTTTTCTTCTTCACAATAGCCTGCAAGACCTTTTTTCTCCATGTAACTGTCCTCTGATACTTTGTGGATTTCAATTCTGTATTCTGTTCCAAAAATATCTATTTTCATCGTATCATCGTAAATAAGTAACTCGTTTGACAATACTTCTCTTCCTAATTTGGCTTTACCTAATTCCTCTTGAAGCCTTATTATTTCTTTTTCGGTTCCCTCAATTACTTGGTGTTTCATAATCTCGCTCCTCATCCAGTTTATCCGCATATCTTGTCATTTCAATTCGTGTTCCGTTTTCGTCCCTTGTGCCGACAGTTACATACCTGTCATAGTCACCACTTGGTATATTGCCAAGTCTTATTTCCGTTTTATTATCATCAAACTTGTAACATTTACGCATTTCTTCAATGCAGTTATTCATTTCTGATATTTTCATAACTTTGCTCCTTAAATCCTTGCAACTATGTGTTCTTTTGCAAAATCTTTTTTAGCTTCATCGTAGATAGCTGAACCATTTTTATCGGTTTTCAGTCTATCAAATTCGCAAGTATGCCATTCTTTGCTATGTTTCATGGTAATCCCCCTTTACAAAATTGACAAACTCTCCAGTTATGTCTTTAAAAAGCACTTCTTTCACTGAAAAAGTAAGTTGTATCTTTTTCATTCCGGACTCATCGTCTGTAATGCCATCTACACTATATATACTATCAACTGGGTTACCATCAAAGAAAACTTTGACATATCCTTTTGAAATATCCAGCAATGCTTCTTTAATCATCTTCCACCAACTTTCTGCCGCAGATAGGGCAATAATTGATATCAAAATATCCGGTTGCGCTACATCCTTTATAAATCACAATCCCCGGAACTTCATCATCCCTGTTTCTCATAACCTGTGCTTCCGTCAAGTCTGTTCCATTTATCTTCCATGCGAACCATAGCCGCTACTAATCCATATTTCTTAAATGAACGACTAAAGCTATCGCCATAATCATGATTTTTCTTGACATATATATCATGTATCTGTTGTAAAAGTATTTTGTGTTGTTCCAAATTATCCATCTTTCTTACCTCTCACATAAATTATTAAAGAGTAGTCCGGAATCGAACCGGATAAAACACCATCTGTCTACTCTTCTTCATATTGTCATGAGGAACTTTAAAAAGCCTGTTTATCAGCTATCCTCGATAGTTTTGAGGATAAGTAGATGTGGTGTGGATTTGAACCACACATGAAAGACTTACTTTCTCATAATGTCCCCTGAGAAATACTTTCTCTGTATTGCGTTTTGCAATAGACATTTCATAGCGTTTACCCATTCCGCCACACATCTACCACCCGCGTCGTAACTAGTATTTTTGCGTGGGCGTGTATTGCATTCAGCCATGACATAGACCACCAGTTAAGCCAACAGCATATCACTGACCAAATAAACCGGATAGAGAGGAATCGAACCTCTGCCACTCTGCTTTTTCTCAGAATAATTCGTGTGCACCATCCTTATTCTTACACTTTCGGCTCCGAGGAAGCTCTGCCATTAAGCTACTATCCGAAACCGTAAGTTCATAGCATCTACTTACGGATTGAATTATTTTTGTTGCTATATTTGTATAATTCATACGGACTTTGTTATACCGTTCTCGAACCGTCCCTAATGACGTTTGTCGAGAGCAAATTGATAATGTCAACAGCTAGTTTCTGTTCTTCCATTGCCGACATTGGTTTCTGCACAAGTGTTGACATAACTGGCATAGTAGGTATCGAACCTACGACCCACAGATTAACAATCTGTTGCTCTACCACTGAGCTATATGCCAAAGTTGCATACACCTCTGTATAGGCTTTTAAGATGGTATGCAAGCACCTGTGTGTTATGGGTGGGTGTGAAAGTTGTAATGGAACTACATTAGTCCAGTACGGAAAAAGTATGTAAGTTCGGGCATCGTGGGATAGACACCCGAACAACCACACCGAGCCGTGCGATGGCTCTTTAATCAGCATTCCGCTAGTGTGGGAAAGGAGTTTTTCTCCGCAATTTTGCAAGAAGAAAAACAAAGATGGCATCTTGCCAAACTGGTGCAATGGGATTTGAACCCATGATGTAGCAGTCAAAGTGCTATGCCTTAACCTCTTGGCGATGCCCCATTATTCCGCAAGACTGTTATCGCCTTGCGGTGTGTGATATGTAATATTTCTCAGAAGATACAAAGATATGAAAAAAAATAATTGTTAAACAAGTTTCAAAAAATGTTTCACTTTAAATTGTTGGTGCTCTAATTGCCATATCTCTTCACCTCACTCTTATATATCATTTTCTGCCCTATGCAGTGAATTTTCTGTTGTAAAACCATCAGGATAGCGTTTCTTTAATTTCTTGATATTCGTGTTAAATACATCGTCAAGAGTTATTCCGACCGCAGTACACGCTTCCGCAATCATCCATGTACAATCTCCTAATTCTTTCTTGAAATGGTCTATATCAAATTCGTGCCCCTGATATTCCTTTTGTAACATCCCGGCTACTTCTCCTGCCTCAGATGTTAAACCGAATACTGCATGATGCAGCATATCCGTTTTGTTTTCTGTAATACTGCAAGTTCTGTTTGCAAACTTTTGATACTCATTGCCAGTCATTTTTGTTCTCCTTTTGCTTTAATATTTTATAAAATGCTTTCGCAAACACTTTTCACAGACATAAACATCTTTATAGCCTATAGGTAATTTGTCCTCATCTTCATAAATTGCAAGTTTATGCTTAAGTTTCCACTCATGTCTGCAAAACAATTTTCTGATAATTTCTACTACCATTCAACTACTCCTCAAATCAATCTTGCTAAATGCCAGCCTTTAGTCAAAATATATGTCACGGTAGGCGCTGAACCGGTTTTGTCAAAGTTCCAATCAACTATGTGATTGTGTATCAAGTAAATGTTTCTCACGATATGTTTTACCGGTACATCTCTTTTCATTACTGTAAATAAATCTTTTACCGTATATTCTTTCATATGCTACCTCTTTGATTCTTTACCAGCATTGTATATCCAACATAAAATTTCATATGTTTTCCAAACAAGCTCTGTAATAACTAAGGCTTTTATCCATACAGGACAACCGATTATAAAAATTAAATATAATAGCGCTATCGTACTTAACATATAAATCTCCTTTTCGCCATTTTTGTTTTTTGAGAATATTTGAGGGACTAAGTGGGGCGAATTTTTCAGCTCTGTCAGAGGGGGACCCCCTGCCGTTGGTGACGGCATCCCGCTTTTTTTTAACTCTTTGATAAACTATTGTTTATCTTAAAGTTTATCAAAATTTGCACAATATCTAGTGGTTTTTATCCTCAATAACCGCTACATCTTGGGGCATTGCGTCAAGTCTTGGAAGCTCTGCTGCTGTCTTTTGTTCGACTTGCTGTATGTGCAGCTTGCCATCCTCTCGCCATCCTTTTTTGTGATTGAGTGCCGCAAGTGCTCCGGTCGGATTTCTGAGTGAAAACGCTTTGGAAGTCAATGCCTCTTCTTCACTTGTATATATCTTTTGCAATATATCCATCCTCGATTTACTTAATGAACTCTCTACATTTCTTTCCCAGCTCAATAATGTATCTACTTTTATTCCTGTGAATATACAAAAACCAAATTTACATGGAACTTTATCATTTAATAAACAAATATATATATATATATCACATATACACTCTATCTTTTCTAAATCATAAGCGTTGCAGGTACTTTTATTTAAATTACTATATTGATTTGTGTAATCGTTATTTATGTAGTTGGGATGTGGCTTGGATGTTTTTAAAAAATCTCTATTTCTGAAAACATTCTTTTGTACAAACATCAGTGCAGCGTTCCAGACTGATTGTGGTTCTTCTTTCATATCCTCTATATTATTATTATCACAAAACTCATTCAGATACTCTTCAATACTGTTTTCAAAAACATCAACATTGTTTAAAACATCTTTTACCATTCTTTCACCACCTTAATTCTATAAATAAAAAAGCACTTAAAAAGATATATACCTGCATCGTATATTCTTTAAAAGTGCTAAACAGCTAAGTTATTAAATTTTATGTGCTTACTATACACTTAAATTTATATGCTGTCAATACCCTAAATATATTTTTTTGTTTTATATATATAATCTACATACTAGCTTTATATGTGTTTAATATAATTTATATATTTATAATATACTGTATTGGCTATATATAAATATATATTTATGCTAAATATACTTTATTGTCTTTTATTTAACATAACTCAGTATAAAGTTTTTTAAAACAGTAACAGAAAACAGATGCTTGTATGGGGTATGGATACCCCATCACACAAACTCAAAAATCTGTATAATTATAGCATAATATTTGTGACAACTGCACAAAATAAAATAGTATGTATCACTATTTACTTGTTAAAAATGCAATACAAAAATGTTGCTTTTAAAAACATACAGAAATTCGAGTTCGTGTTTATAAAATTATACAGAAACTAGACTAGATTTATACAGATTTTTGAGTAATGACATATACCCTATTTGTAACTCAATTTTCTGTATTATTATAAAATAGAACTCTATAAAAAAGCAGCTATATTTCAAGCCGCTTTTGACTGCATTTACTTTTTTATTTGTAAATTTCGGGTGAATAATCGTATTCACTTATAACGCTGTCTACAACCTCATTTCCAAACATTCGTGCGGTTGTTGCTAAAAACTCAAGGTTGCCACCGGAGTTTTCTTCGTTTATAAACTCCGCAAAGTCACTGGCATCTTCACAATTTGATAATTTTGAATTGCCTTTTAACTTTTTAAATAAATCTTTTTGAATATATTCCATGTCGTCGTCTAATTTATACTCATAATCTAAAAAGCAAACATACTCGCCGCAATCATCGCCGTCGCCGTCTATCCACTCTATATAATAATAGTTGAATTTAAAGTTATCATCGTTCGGCTGTTCACGATCAAGTTGTTCCTCATTGACAGCGTAAACAATCCCGTCCCTCCATTCCTCGCCGACCTTTGGAAGCTCGTCCGCTTCAATTTCTGCAAAGTCATTGTATAAATGCTGATTACCTCTTTCTCTGTAACCTGTGTATGCTCTTCTACTCATATTAACCACCTTTGCGGCATTGCCGCCCTTTCTTTATTTGATATACTTATTATACATCTTTGTGCCTTATATGTCAATAGTTTTTTGTGCCTTATTTTAAAATTTTTTCATCGTGTTCCAGCTTTTCAGTTACCGCTAATTTTATGAAATCATTTATGCTTTTATAGCCTAATTTTTCGATGCGGCTTTTTGTACCTTTTATAAATCTACAGTTGACCCGCTCGAATTTATCATCATATTTATATATTGCTCTCCTTCTTGCTTCGCTTGTCTTTAATTCTTTTTGCTCCATGTTTTTTGCCCTCGCTTTCTTTTTATATATGTATATATGATAGCTTGTTTTGTGCCTTATGTCAACTCTTTCTATATATATGTTTCTTTTTGTATATTGTGCCTTATACACATTGCACAAAAAAGATTTTGCTTTGTGCCTTATATTTTAGTTAATTTGCATATTGATTTGTGCCTTACATTATGTTATTATATATACAACATAAGGAAAGCAAACAACAAAAGGCGGTCGCCCCGACCAAGGAAACGAACCGCCACCAATCAAAAAAAGAAAGGTAAGCCAATTGTATCACAATCGGCGAAATGGTACAAGATTATGAGAAGAACAAACAGTAAGGAAGTTAAGGCAGCAGTTAGAAATTATTTAACAGAAGTTGCACAGAGTGAAGAGCTTAACACAATTAAGGATATCAAGGATAAGTTTGCAAATGAGTACGGATGGGCAGTTGCAAGACTTGGAGAACGTAACGCTTGTATAGAATGGCTTAAAGGGTTAGGCGTTGGCGTTTGTTACAGTTATTATGATATTATTCAGCTCATGGCTGAATGGTTAGACGAAAGCACAGAAGAAGCCGAAAAATGGCTTGATAAACGCGGTGATGGTCTCTACTGGGATTTATTAGTAAGGGAGATTTTAGCAAGCAAATAATTAGCAAGGTCGGCGTTTCCGGGGTTCGATTCCCCGGAAACGCCCTAAAATAAAACTCTTTAGCAAGGGGGTAAACTTATGACAGCAAAGCAATTTTACAATTTTCACCGTTCCCAGTTCGATGGCTGGGAACACGGTGAAATTAAAGAGGTCTGGACAGATACAGACGGCAACACCTGCATCATGTGCCAATCGGGCAAATGGTGGCATTATAATGTAGATAAAAAAGGGAATATAATTTTTTGGTGATTGAAAAATATCGCTATAAAAGATATAATTAAAAAAATAAAAGAAAGGTCAAAAGGTGGACATTATGAAAAACAACGCAAGAAAAAGTAAATTGGATATGATTGAATATGCAGAAAGCAAAGGATATGAGGTAAATTTTGGAAAATATGAATACAATCAAAATGTGCCATACATCAAAGTAAATGATTGTATAATTTATATTGCGGAGCCATTAGCGAAAGCGGGATTGCAAGGGTTGTCTACAAATCCAAATTTCAATTTTGAAAAATTAGACAATCTAATATATTACGCAAAAGCGTACGGGAATGATAATGTTTTAGATTTTTCTAAATTTATTTTGGAAGAAATCAAAAGTATAAATAATACATTTTATCCTTATTTTCCTGAAGAAATCAAAGAATTTGAAAAGGATGAATATATGAACGATTGTTTTATGGAATGGAATCCCGAGGGTGAAGCATCCGAATTTTATACAGAAAACGAAATTTTAAAACACAATAAATGGGTAAGAGAAACAAAAGCACAGTTTTTTGATTTGAGAAAAAAGATACTGTCAAAAAAAGGAGTAAAATATAAAAAAATATAAAAAAACATTTTAACTTAACTTACCAAAAGAGACTTTTTACAGTCTCTTTTTTCGTGTCTGCTTATCTCTTTGATACAGCCTTATACAGCCGTTTTTCTTGTTAGCCTTGTTTTTTCTATTTATGTATATAATAACCGCTGTATAGTCGCTATTTGTTCTTGGACCGCCGTTGTTTTAAGAATTTATAACGAGTTTTTATAATCTTGATGCCGCCTCTATTTTCTGTATATACAATCTTTTTTAAGCCAGGCGTATAAATATATCCGCCTTTTTTGTGTCCGCTCCTGCTACCCATCAAATCACCTCTTTTTTAGTCGTTCGCTCATTTGTTGCCAGTAGCTCGATTTATAAACAATATCTACATCTATATCAACATCAATTTGAGAACCAAAAACAACAACTTGCTTTGGTTCCAATCGCCTGCACATTTCTTTAAAACCTTTTCTATAACATTCTTTCCCATCCTCAGAAAAACATCCGTTTGTCGATACCGCAAGCGTGGAGTGTGCCGGTAAACCATCAAAACAAAAATCAAAAGTTTTTTCACTTCCCCAACCTACAGCCGGGATAATCTTTAAACCAGCTTGACTTAAACAATAACTTAATGCACGACTTCTATATACTTGCCAAATTTGCAAAGCTAACGGCATATCATCGTAAAATGTGAAATCAGGACCACATACATATTTGAAATTTTTTAATATCCCCATGTATTTGCTGGGATTGTTCCAAAGCCGCTCAAAGCGTACATCATCTATAAAGAAATGACAAACACAATTTTTCGGATGCTTTTCTTTACTTGCAAGATTAAACGGTACCGGCTCAACATCTTCTAAATTTGCACGAATTGATTGTAGCTTTGGGAAACCATATTTCCCGACTAACTCTGCTCCTGCAATGTATCTTTCACGCAGTACATCTTCTTTCGTATTTACAATTATAAAATCATTTTCGGGACTGCTCATGCCATCACCTCACTTTCGGCAATTTGTACATCCACACTCACATACTGTCATTTGTGTATTGTGCAAAATAAACAATACATTAAAATAAATGTTACTTTATAAAGTATATTATATCAAACTTTTTACAAGATTGCAATATGATTTATTTGATATATTTTCTAAGCACTTATTCTAACACGCTACTCGTCTTTCTTTTTATAATTATATTTTTCTAAAATTGGTTTAAACAATTTTTCTTCTGCTTCTTTTCGTGCTCGTATCGCTTCTTCTTTAGTTGAGTAGCTCCCTAAACCGTAATTTTTTCTTTTAAATGTTATTTGTGCTCGCCATTTCCCTCTACTTGAATCCCAACTAACACCCTTGACGCCGGAAGTATTGTTTTTAGATTTTTTTTGAGTTAAGCTGTTCAAACATGTATTGTCTGTTCTTATCAGTTTTCGGGAATTTTCCTGCATACTTTTTTTTGCTGCTCTTATCCTTTTACAGCCGCAAGACCTGCTATGCTTAGCAGCTTGTATTGTTTTATTTACAATATTTCCGCAATCACATTGACATTCCCAAATATATCGTCCTTGTTCTGTTTTTCCTACCGGTTTTATAAAAGTTAAACTTCCTATCCTCTCGCCTGTCATATCAAGAGTTCTATTACAACCGCAAGATTTGCTTCTCCCGCTGCGTAACTTATGACCTGCCACAACACCTGTATTTCCACATTCACATCTACAATTATAATATCTGTTGTTACTTGCGTCTTTTTTGTCAGAAAGAGATATAACGCTCCACTTTCCGAATTTTTTTCCAATCATATCATCTATATTTTTCATAATTCACCTTTTCAGAAATTACAATATTGAATTTTGTTTTTTAAATACTTCCAACAATGCGGATGCAGTCATTGTTATTGTTCGCTCACCTTTTTTTAATTCCATCTCTAGCGGATAAAAGTCATAATCTTTGTAAATCTCTACCCCACATTGATGCACAACTATTGCGTCCATTAACTTGTCTTCACCAAGCTCTTGTATATCTCTTTCAAGTTCTCTAATTAAATCCGTGCACTCAAAAGAAATAGGTACACCATCAGCATTTTTTACTGCCATAATCTTTCAACTCCTTTTTTGTTTGCTATTGTAACATTTTTCTGCATTTTCTACAACTCCTTTGCTTATAATAAGTGCCACTGTCAAATAGTCATTATATTGTATCTCAGAGATAAGTTTTTCGACTGTCATATCAGGATTTGTCTTTTGAATCTGCTTTAATAAATTGTCCATCATGCCACACTCCTTGTTAAAGTAATCATCAAATCGTCAAGTAAATATATCAAATCTGCCCCATACAGGCTTATCCAGTCAGCTAAATATTCCTCTTGCTGAATAGGCATATATATGTTGTAACTGAAACAAAAACAATGGCATAATTCATGAGCCATTATTTTGCGTAAATAGCCGTTTTTTACATTATCTGATACATATACTGTCTTGTCGTTAAAATCGGTCACAGCAAGGCTAATAGAACCGTCAGAACGCATAAGTTTATTACTGTCACTTGGCACAAATACAATTTGCCACATTATATTGTTTATTATAAACATAAAATCACCTCACAAAAAAGAAGCCACTAACTTATATTGTTAATGACTTCGTGAATGGTAGAAAATATTTTTATGCCGCTGTTAATTTTAAAGTTGATGAAGTAATAAAATGTTTGATTTCATTATATCCCCATCCACAATTAACAAGACCGCTTACTATCATTTCTATGGACTGGACTTTTGCAAGTTCCTCTACTGTGAAATAATCACGCAAATTAGCCTTTTTATCAATTCCATATTCTTCTCTTAACTGCTTTGCTGTCTTACAAAATACAGCCCTATATACAATGTCAGTATAAACAGAATATGCGTGTCCGTGCATACGCTCGTTTTCTTTCGACATTTGAATTGCTTTTGTAAGTGATTGCCTAACCGCAATGCCTTTTTCTCTTTCTATCAACTTGCCTTTAAGAAGTTCTTCCATCTCATTAAATTGATTGATGTAGGCTAACTTAAATTTCATAGCCTTTTCTCCTGTATAGCCCATTACTAAAAGTGTAAAGCCATCTCGGTTCATAAGATACATTGGATTTTTCTTGCCGTTTGATGCAACATAATCACTTTCATAGAATAGCCCCGAAAATTCGGTGCTACTAATTTTCTCCCGTATAGCTCTTATTTCCTCTATGACATGGTAATGTTCCTTTTCAAAAGTTTTCGCTACATCAAGGCTTGTTACTACAGTTACCTCTTTTTTGCTTAATTTTCTTGTTTCTACTAACATAGTATCATTCCTCCAGTTGATATTTTTTGTTATTCTATCCATGTGTGTATCATAAATTTATGTACATTTTTCATGGAATGTATCAACTCTAGCCTATAAACTGCATACAAAGATTGTCTTTATTTAAAAATCATTAACAATATAAAGTTTTCAAAGTTCAAAACAGGCTACAGATATTGCTATCTATAGCCCTAGATTGTCGAAAAATATTATTCTCAAATCTTAGAAACAAGTGTACTAAGTTTTGTTCTTAAAAGATTTTTTTCCTCTGCGGTCATGTCGCCGAGCAAGTGCGTGATGTCTGTTGACAACTCTTTCATATAGCCGTCAAGGGATTTCATCTTATGCTCTTTATCTTCCTGAGTGTTTCCTTTGTGTAACTCTTTTGTTTCTGTATAGTTACGCTTTGCCCTGTCATAGTTGCTTTCAGAGTAGTTTCTTGACATATTATTGCTACCACTCACATTGCTTGCAGGTTCGCTGTAATACATCTTTCCTCTATCATCCCTATCCATGTCCCTCATATGCTCTGCTTCTGGGTACATATGATAATATGGCGGTTCTTCATATCCTCTGCGTGTTCCACGACCTTTAGGGGCGAATCTGCCGTTTGCATAGCGGTAAGCGTCATAGTATCTTCTGTCCGGATAATCTTCGTACTGTTCAAGCATACGCATAATATCCTCATTATCTTCTGACTTTTCCATAGCTTCAACAATTCTGTAATCCTTGTCAAAGCAAGCTATATTCTTCGCTATTTCTGTAAAATCCTTTAAATCGTCAAGGTTCTGCCCCTCAAAATTGTCAATTCCAATTCCGTCAACCTTAGCCTTGACGCATTCCATTATCTGTTTAGCCCATTTGTGCATATCATCAAGCCTCCCTTACTGCAATCAAATTACTGTTCTGAACTTCAATAGCCTGTGCTGATGTATTCTGCACCGCTACTGTACTGCAACAGCCACAAGGCACATCAACATATGCCTGTGCCGAAACATTAAATAAATTCTCTGCTGCGGCAGGTGTTACAATCATTCGTGTAGACTGCAAAGGTTCTCCATCTATCGCAATAGCAAGTGAGATAGCTTCTACTGTACCGCCTGCAGGTATCTGAATATTTCCGCTATAAGATACTAAAAATCTTGCTTTGCACTGATTTGTAATACCTCTCAGCTTGATAATTCCGCTACCGGTTCTGTGTATTATACACTTTGTTCCGTTTACTGCTGTTTCTGTGAACGCAACATCTTCGCCGGCGGCAACTGTTTGTAACGCAATTCCTGTAATTTCCATTATTTTTACCTCTCTTTCATAAAAATAAGGGCAAACATTATAGCCTGCCCTTTGTGTTTGTAAGTAATACTGCATAGCAGACATAATCTCGTTTAAATCTTGTTTTAATTCGTTAATGCCAAATTAAAAACAAGTTAAGCTTAATTAAGATACTTTATTGTTTTAAGCCTTTTTGAAAGCTTTTATTTTTTTAGTTAAGTTTTTTACAACAATGCCATATATAAAAGAATTACTATCAAAAAATCAAAATCTTCATATTCTTCTTTCATTAGCAACCACATCCGGTATTGCAACCACATCCATAAGCATAAGCATTAGGATTAGGCACAACATAGGCTGGAATAGCTGTAGGATTTACAGAGTTGACAATCTGCTGTGTCTGTGCGCTCATGGCAGAAGTCAGAAGTGCGTTCTGTCTATCCTGTGAAGCAGCTCTGCGTAAATCATTGTTCTCTGCCTGTAATGTTGCAATCTTGTCATTAGTCAGGAAATCAAGAATGGCTCTCGTTCCTGCCTGCTGGCTATCAATAATGTCTCTCGTGTTGTTGTTCATGGTGTTCTGCAAAGCACAAGTGTTGGTTGCCATATTGTAGTTTACACCCTGAATAGCTTCTCTCGTTTCACAGCAGCAGTTGGCGAGCTGTGACTGTAAAGCGTTGGTATTCTGCATATTAGCAACTGTATCAGCGTTAATAGCCTGCTGGATGCCGTAGCCTGTCTGCATGATATTTGTGTTAATACCATTAAAACCTGTGAGCATACTGTTGTTCATAGCATAGAAACCGTCACAAAGTCCGTTAGAAATGCCATCAAGTTTTGAAACAACGGCCTGATTATCAAATCCACGCTGAATAGCACTGTCTGTATAAGTGGCGGCAGTAGAACCCATTCCATTACCGTTACCCCAGCCGTTGTTACCAAAACCACCCCAGCCGAAAATAAGAAGAATGACAATCCACCATGCACCGTCTCCCCACATACCGTCATTGTTTCTGTTATTGCCTGTTACTGCCGCAATATCGGCAAGGCTAACTCCGTTGTTAAACATATTAGTTTACCTCCATTTGATTTATTTACAAAATAGGGAACTGGTTTTTATTGTCCGGACAAAACCCTAATATGTACTATTTTTGAATTTGTTTTTGAATTTCCTGTATATTTAATCCTTGCTCATTCATAAAATTGCCAAGTATCTGCTGTGCTCCGCTCATGTCGCCACTGTTTATTTTCTGCAACATATTTTTTGCCATTGGATTTCCTTGATTTGCCGCTTGCTCTAATGTTTTCATAGCGGCTTCTTTTGGATTTTTTATATTTTTAATCTGATTTAACATCTGCATAATCTGATTATTCATTTACACCGCCCTCCTTTTTTGAAGTCGAAGTTTTCCTTTGAGCAGTCGAACTTTTGCACATCTTGTTTTCTAACTCGTCAAATTTATTAAAAATTTCATCAAACTTCTGCATAAATACCGCTGTGCTTTCGTCTGATAGGTCAATTTTCAAGTTTTCAATATTTTCTGTATTATTTATGCCTTGACTGTTTTTAGGCTCTGTATAAGGCTTATACACGACTGTTTTTATTGAGCCGTCTGCACCCCATTGTTTTGCGTATATTTCTGTTAAATCCTGTTTAGGAAAAAATGCAACTGAGCCGTCCATAGGTACATCATTAGCCGCAATTTGTTCAACTGCTGTCACCATTTTGCCATTTATCCCTGCTTGTATCTGTAAATTCTGCTGTTGTGGTACTTGTTGAACTGGCTGTTGCGGTAACTGTTGTTCCTGAAATCTTTGCATCGGGTTGTACGGATATGCGTTATAACCCGGAGTATAAGTCATCTGTGGTTGATAAGGATTGTTTATCATGTTCTCTCTCCTCTAATACATCCTCAATAACACTAAACAATATTGTTTGAGTTACTAAGTCTAATTTTTGTATTTGTTCCCGTGAGAGTAATCGCTCTCTTAAATCTTCGTCATACAATTCAATCACTCTCCTTTTGTAATTTTATTTTCACACAAAAAAAGCCGCTGAACACGACATAAAAACGACAGTTTTACGACATAAAAGCGACAGTTAGATTTTATTTAGTTGTAAAAGTACGATAAATACGGTATTAGCACTAACATACTGCCATCGGCATGGCGTGTAGTATGTGCTAAAAATTCTTTAATTGTATCTCAATATCTCCATTGACAATTATTATCTTGTCAATTATAGTTTTAAGTATCAT